AGGACTATCTCGGGAGAGGCAGGGGAAAGGCCGGGGATTTGAATGATCCAGTGTATAACCGTAAGGTAAGGGACCGGGTGATGGGGATTATTCCGCGTGATTTGCAGGAGTTCTGGTCCGACTCCGACTCTGACAGGGCCAAACTTGCGAAGCTGTATGCTGCCTATAACTGGGGTGCGGGAAATCTCCGTGGTTTCCTGAGGAAGAAACGGGATGCCGGTATTGATATCAGCAATCCTGACAATTGGGTTGATGACTTGAATCCTGAGACGCGGAGATATGTGAAGTATCTTGCCTTTGACGAGGATATACCTGATTCTACTGTGTATACGAATGCGGCATTTGAGAAGGCGGCGGCTGAACGTGGTTATGCAAATGGTGGCAATCTATTTCGCGCAGGAGGACCTGGAAGCATAACCGGGATTTCGCCGATTAATATGCTTGTTCCGTTTATCGATAAAGCTATTGAAAAAGTTTCGAATGGGGATACGGCGGAAAACGTTGCGAAATTCTATCACGACAATGCAGATAAGATTCCGCCTGTTTTACATAGAACGATATATGACACGATAAAAGATTCCGCATTTGAATACAATCCGCTATCTGAGATTAAATATAACTTCTTTCCGAACCTGTATCACAATTTGAGAGGCAAGGTCGATGCTTTTGACAACTTGTTCCTTATGTCTCCGGAACAGCAGGAGCGGCAGTTATCGTCACTTGGGGCCGTTAAGGTTGATACATCTGATGGATATGGGCTTGTAAATGATGCGGTAACGAGATATCGAGAACGTACTGGAAGAGATGTTCCGATGTATCAGATAGGAGAAGATGAAATAACCAGGGACAAACTAATTCCGCTTAACAACGATATTCTTGCCCGATATTTCCCGACTGTCAATAAGGTGTATCGCGTTGTGCATGATCGTAAGGCTGGTGACATTGAATATGAATATCCCTTTGACCAGGTTTCGATGGGAGATATTGGTGCTGCGCCTTTTAGGTTATACAGGGATTCTGACGGCAACATATATTATAAAAGATGGGATTTCTTTGACCATGGTAGTTCTTCCAGAGGTGATCTGGACCCTGACAGGCAATATTATATAACGAAGCCCTTGTCATCCGCTTCTGAGCAATATGGCGACTTGCTTGATATGGCGGGCAATCCATTCGTAAAGACTACGGGTTACACAAAAGTACCTGATATACAAGAGGCTTTAGAGACGTTAAATGGCGTAGCAGAAGAGCGTGCAAACGCCGGATATCCAGATGTCGACCCTTTTTACAACGGAATTCTGGAGCGAGTAAAATCTGGCGAGTTTGATGTAAAAGCTACTGGTGGTAAAATCCACATCAAGCCCGAGAACCGTGGAAAGTTCACTGCCCTGAAAAAACGCACTGGTCATTCTGCTAGTTGGTTTAAGGCTCATGGTACTCCCGCTCAGAAGAAGATGGCAGTGTTTGAATTGAACGCGAAGAAATGGAAGCACGGAGATGGCGGTCCTATTGACAGATATTCTCCGGAACAGATCCGTGCCGCCATTGCAAAACTCAAGGAGGCAAAGAAGTAAAACACAAATCCTTTTCTCCTATAACTAAACCACTTGTCTCCGTTAATTCGGCGGAGACTTTTCTTATGTTTGTCTGTGTATAACAAAGACAAACTATGTTTTATTCAGCATATCATCTGTATGTCATTTCGTTCACCGTAGGCCGTGAATCTGGACTTGCGTTGGTTTCTGCTGAAAACGAGAAAGCTGCGTTCCAATATCTTCGCAACCAGGGGAACCGCAATGGATTTGACGGCAAGAAATATGTCCTTATCGAGATGCGGGACCTCGGTCTTACCGCGACATGCAAGGTGGGTCTGCTTTCTGAATCCTATGTGAATTCTGTAATCGCATTCAACGCCATCGTTTCTGTTGCAGAAAAGATTTTGCGTGGTGAGAAAGGTGATAAGGGCGATCAAGGTGAAAAGGGAGACAAAGGAGATAAGGGCGATACCGGTGAGAAAGGTGATAAAGGCGACAAGGGCGATATTGGCGAGACTGGTCCCCAAGGTGAGAAGGGCGATACCGGAGAGAAAGGAGACAAGGGTGATACTGGAGATCAGGGCTTGAGGGGATACAGCGCTTACGAAGTAGCTGTTCGCGACGGATACGAAGGAAGTATTCAGGAATGGCTCGAATCTCTGAAAGGAACAGGTCTTGACACTGTGACAACGCAGGGTGACGGAACGATCAGGATGATTCTTACCAGCGGAGATATCATTGTCATCGACCTGAATCATTCGCATCCGGGAATGCTTCCGGAGGTATCTGCTGGAGACAACGGGAAAGTTCTTCGCGTCGTTTCTGGGTATTGGTCCGTTTCTCCTACGGTTGAGGAACCCGCTCACGATTCGACGATAACCATTCGCATGAATGGCGCTACGCTTGATTCGTTTACGACGAATGCCAGAAACGCGAAGACGATAGATCTTGGATCCATTCAAACCGGAAATCTCGTGACCAGTATTTCGTCTTCATCTACAGATGCCCAGTATCCTTCCGCAAAATGCATGTACGACATTATTGGTGATGTCGAAGCACTAATCAACGCGTTATAATGGCTACTATAGTTTTATATCCGTTCGGTCAGGGATTGCCTATTGGCGGTCCGTCTTACATAATGGCATGGAATGGCCTGAGCGTTCCTGTTGAGGAAGAGATACCTGCCGGTGTTGTCGTTACATACGATTCTGTAAATTATACCGGAGCACTTGCCGCATCCACGTCGACGAAGGGCAAGATGTTTCTTGTGGCCAACTCGGATAGTCCTGAGACGAAAGACATTTATGTTACTGTTTCGTCGAATAATGGAACATATTCCTGGATGAAGGTCGGAAATACCGACATAGACATTTCCGGATATGCGACAGAAACATGGGTTGAGGCCCGTGACGTTGACCTTACTGTCGCAGAATACGAAGCGCTGGTCGCAAATGACGAAGTCGATCCAGACAAGAGGTACTTTGTTGACGAAGACTGATGATATACAGGGATTCAAAGCCGAAATCCGCCATCATAACAAAAAAGAAGGACAGGGATTTCGTTTATTGGGGAAGGCGTCTTAAGTGGGAGAAGGCGGCATGCTGCTATTCTTCTGGCGCTTGGAGGGATGATCTCCCGTGGAAGAACGAATACGGATGGAAGAATATTTAGAAGACTATGGCAAAGACAAGCACGAACAACATTCAGAATCTTGACGACGACTGGGGAAATGATCCGGACGTGAACTTACCTTACAGTGGTGAGGCGGTTCAGACATTCATTAAGTCGTATCTCAGGAATGTAACTGCGGCGGCGTATTTCGATCCTACCAACTACACGATGTATTTCTTCGCTAGTCAGGAGGACCGTGATTCGTTCATAAACGACACTTCGCAGACCGCGCTGCCTATATTCGCGTGTCCCATGAGCTTTTCGTCTACGCTTTACAGGGTGGACATTACGAACAATACGGGCAGTACGGTGATCAATACCGCCACTAATGCCGGTACGCTCAATCTGTCCACCACGTTCAAGGTGCAGACGAAATCCATAACCGATCCGGCATGGAGCGATACGCAGACGGGATGTTTCGTCACGATTTACATAGACCGTGGTCTTACTGGAAACTATGTTCCGCTTACCGAGCGGATACTGTATCCCGCCGGATCCACCGTCGCGATGGATGTCTTTTCATATCTTGTGAACGGCACGAACCGTGTCAAGTTCCAGTTCGAGGCGGAAGATGGAACGGTTACGCAGGCCCTTGTCTATACCGTGAATCTCGCCGAACTCTATGTCGAGTTGTTTGACAACTACTGGTATATCCCAGTCATCGAGAACGACGAGGCTAGCAGGACACTAGGCGGCTTCCGTATTGCCGGTGCCGGATACAAGGTACTTCATATCGGCATATTCAATTCCGACGGTACAAGGGCTGTTGCTGAAGACCTCACCACAAATATCGGCACTACGAATATCTATGCGAACAGACCTTATTACTATCAGATCGCTTTCGGCAATCCGATACTTGACCTGCAAACTGGCGTATATACCGCCAAGGTCTTTGTATCGACTACGGCACTGGAGTCGGAATCGATAGAATATCAGTTCATGTTCGTGGCGGCGGAGGATGCGAATACTGCGAAACTCGTGTGTGTGAACAATGTCGCCGACAAGATATTCAATTATTCTTCCGCGAACGTATGTTCCTACGCTGTTTACAATGGTACAGCGAGCCGGACGAATCTCACCGCCACATTCTACCAGAAGTATGGCGGATCTGTCGTGAATACGGAAACGCAGCCTCTTGTCAATATCCCTACAAGCTCTGAGCAGACTCTTGCCTATTCGGTGTTATGGCCAGATATTCAGGGTGATGACTATTCAGTAGAATTCGTCCTTACGCTCGACACGGCTCATGATGGCGCAGAAATCCCCATAGACAACTCAACCGTGTTCCCGCCGACGAGAGATTATGACTTCTACATGCTTGCCGCAAACAGGAACAACAGCCAGTCGAACAAGGACAAGTTTGTGAATCTTGTGAACGATTCCGAACTTCAGGCGACATGGACTGAGATAGATTTCGCGAATGGCGTGGATGGCTGGACAATGGACGATAACAATCGCGCTTGCCTGAGGGTGCCAGCGAAGACTCGCGTGAGACTTCCCTATTCAGCGTTCAATCTGCTTTCCGGCGACAATCAGACATTCGAGATATGTTATAGGATTGCGAATGTTGCAGATTACGACGAGAACGTCATAACAATTTCTCCTAACCCCACAGATGCTGGGTTCAAGGGAATACGGATCAAGCCTACGAATATAACTGTCCATTCGCTCGCCGATTCGAGTTCCGACAACGACGCGAAGCGTGGCGTGAGTCTCTGCGATGACGAGGCTGTCCACTTCGCCCTTACGATAAGCCGCAACTACGAGGGCAACAGAAACAAGAACATAGTCAAGGGCTATGTCTATGACGGCTGCAAGAACTTCATGTTCGACTATTCCGGTTCTCAGGACTGGGCTGGATTCAATGGCGACCTCGTCATAGGTTCGGATTACTCTGACGTGTTCATCTATTTCATCCGTCACTATCCTACGGCTTTGAGCGACGCGCAGATACAGGTCAACTATATCAATTCGCTCCAGACCATTCAGGAACGCGAACGGACAGATGCGAGATTCGCCTCTGTCGTTGATGCTGGTGGAACACTTATCGATTACGAAGCCGTCAAGAACAACGGGTTCAACTATTTCGTAATCAACATGACGCAGGGTGAAGGAATACCTTCTGCTGCGAATCACTGGGAAAAAGACACCAAGGGCGTGTCCACTATCGAGATGCATTACGGCGAGCACCCGGAGTGGGACTGGAAGATAGAAGGCGTGGAAACGATGGGTCAGGGTACTACTTCCATGAACTACTACAGGTGGAATATTCGCTGGAGAATAGACAAGTCGAATTCAAAGGATGCGGATCACGCCAAGAAGACGCTCGTATCCTATGTCACGAGCCGCACGAAAGTCGGCAACAAGTACCAGTACGAGTGGAGCACTCCGTCATGGTCAAAGACGGTATATTTCGACGGTGGAGCCAATGGGAGCGACCAGAACCATCCTGCCGTTATGCGCATCACGGCGAAGATCAATTCCGCGTCTTCCATGCATTCTCATAAGATGGGCGCTACGAGAGCCTATACGGAACTGCATGATGCAATCGGTCTTGAGAACGAGGCTCAGCACGATGCGGATCCGAAACCTGTCGTCGCCGTCTATCAGTATCCCGCGTTCGGCTTCGAATACAGGAATGTCGATGGCGTTGAGTCTTATACCTTCATCGGCATGTTCACAATCGGACCCGACAAGGGCGACAAGCCCACGTTCGGTTTCGATACCGTCAAGGGTTCGCTCATTTCTCTTGAGGGAACGGACCACAACCAGCCGGTAGCCACGTTCTCCGTTCCTTACGATGCGGGGACTGGTGCCGGAAGCGTGAACTACTTCTACACGCAGGAAGGTATCGCTATCAACAACGGTAACGGCACATATCAGACCGGTCTTGAAGTTGGCAACTGTCACGGCAAGGAGATAGACAAGGAAGCTGGCGCAGCAGACGAAGAGGCTGTGCGGGCTATTCTCATCAGCGAGCTCAAACCCGCGTATGACCTTGTGTGGCACAACTCGACGCTCATCTTCCCGATAGCGCTTAACGACCCTACTTGGGGAGGAGCGAATGCAGCCGCTGTCCTTGCAAACATCAATGCCAATGTCGGGGCGTTCCAGGAAACGCAGTTCGCTGGTGATCCGCGAATGAACTACGGCGGAATGCAGTTCTGGATAGAGGGTGAATACATCCTTTACTGGTATGATTCAACCGTCGGAGCGTATGTCGCAGGCGACAACCTCGGACTTCCTACCGGAAGTACGCTCGATGAGCAGAACGAGAACTACAAGGCTGCGAGAAGGGCTGCGTTCATGGCTCAGGCTGAGAACTTCTGGGACATTCAGGACGCGTTGTACCATTTCGACTTCGTTCTCCTTTTCGGCGCGACGGACAACTTCGCAAAGAACACTTATCCGTACAAGATGGCTACGCTTGAAAACGGCGGCAGATGGAAATGGAGACAGGACGACTTGGATACGCTGTTCGACATCGACAACATGGGCGCCGATACGAAGCCGTACTTCATCGAGTTCATGGATGCGAATGGGACGACCCCGTTCTTCGCCGGTGGTAGAAGTCTGTTCTGGAACCTCATCTACGAGTGCTACTGGACCGATTATGTAAGCACCGTGACCGGCGTTCCTACGCGTGGTGGAAGAACGATCGGGCAGAACATCATTCAGGCGATGACGCAGCTTTCTGGTTCCAACAATCCGTATGATGGGTTTATCAATTACATCAAGCAGCGTTTCTGGGACAATGCGCAGAATTATTTCCCCGTCAGCGCATACAACATAGACGGCTCGTTCAAGTACGAGGATGCTTGGCTCACCGGGCGTACAGAGGCTCTTCCCCAGGGCCTTGGCGACCATTTCTCCGCCGAGCGTCTGTGGGTGAAGCGTCGTGCTATCTATATGCTTTCGCTGTTCCAATATGGCGCTTTCGGGAATTATGCCGCAACATATCTCGGAAGAATCGAATTCCGTCCTGAAAGCATAGATTACGCACCGACTCCCGTCATGTGGATGTATCCCGCCCTGCTTACTGGTGCCGGCGGCATCTATACAGGAGCGAGGACGGCGAATGGCGTAACGCGTCAGATAGTGTATACCGGTCAGTACGGAGAAACCACTTTCTATCTCGAGGCAACGAACTACATGACTGGTCTCGGGAACTGGAAGACTTGGCGCCTTGCCTCTGGCTATGTTTCCGAAATCGGCGTTGTCGGCGAGAAGCTGATCAATTTCGTTATCGGCGGCGAAAGCGGCGTCACGACGAACATTCCGGGCATATCCTTCTCGAACAACAAGTGCCTCGAGACCATTGATGCCCGCAATGCGTCAAGTATCGCGTCGGTGTCTGGTCTGTCCAATTGCCCTCGTCTACGCACCATACTTCTTACCGGCACGTCCATTCAGTCCGTTGACATTCCGATCGGAAGTAAGGTTGAGACGATCACGCTTCCCGCTCATCTCACTCGTATCGTTCTTCGAGGCCTAAAGCATATTTCTACGTTCTCCATTGACGGCTATTCCGATATCCAGACTGTACATATCGAGGATACGGACATAGATCCGTTCGCGTTGCTTGCAAATGCATATGACGCATCCGATAGTCTGACTTACATAAGGATCATATGGGATGGCATCTATGTCGCCCAGACACATGCCGAGGCATACATGCTTCCTTCGATTGCTGATCCGAGATATAAGGGACTTGCCGCCGATGGTATAACGGTTCTTGACGAGCCGTTCGTCGAGGGTACGGTAGATATATCTTCGCTTACCATCCACGACACGCAGCGTGACAAGCTCGATCTCGATTACGAGCACGAGGAAGACTACGGCTCCTCGTACAAGAAGGCGCTCGCCAGGTATTTCAATACGCAGTTATATGTGATTTACGATCCTACCAATATCTATATCACATTTGCAGATCCCGACATGGAGGCGCTTTGTCTTGCTCAGGGGTGGAGTTCTGACGGAGTTGGAATTACTTTGGCGGACGCGTCGGCGGTGACGAACGCTCAACTTATAAACATTACATCTACTGTTAATTCTACTGTCGTTTCGTTTGATGAGTTGAAATATTTCACCGGGATTACAGAATTATCAAGAAAAACATATAGTGGGGCTGATGGAACCTTCCATGATTGGACGGAACTTACGACATTCGCCATCCCTCCTAACACTACGAGCATTGTTCAACATTGTGCAACCAACGCCCCGCTATCTCAAGTGAATATTACAGACCTTGAGAAATGGTTAGAAATCAATTATGCCGGGGGTGAGTCAAATCCTCTCCGAATTGCTCATCACCTTTACCTTAATGGAGAGGAGGTTACGAAAATAGAGATTCCGGCTTCAGTAACCAGTCTGCGGTCGTATGCTTTACAAGGCGCAACATCGATAGAAGAGTTGACAATACATGACGACTTTTCGACTTTTGGAAATTATGCCTTCCAAAATTGTACTTCTATTTCAAGGGTGAATATCCCGAGCATTGAAAAATGGTGTAGTGTTAATATTGAAGGTGGCACTGGTAAAAATGGTGGGCACCCTTTTCATTTTGCGGATTCTAATATAAACTGCGATCTTTATGTGAATGGAGAGCCAGTTACCGAGGTTAATCCAGATGTGTTGCCTTCTGGATTAACGACAATAAGTTCTTTTAGATTTTATCGTTGTTCGTCACTGATCTCCATCGTTATTCCTAATGGTGTTACGACTATCGGTTTCGAAGCGGTTAGGTATTGTTCGTCTTTGATTAGTGTTGATTTGCCATCGACATTAACATCTATTGGTAATTATGCTTTTTGCAATTCCGCTAATAATCTTTCAGTAATATGCAGGGCAGTCACTCCGCCGACTATGGGAACCATTGTTTTCCAAAATATTTATAGAATCTATGTCCCGACAGAATCGGTTGATACTTATAAATCTGCATCTGGATGGAGTGGTTTTGCTTCAAAAATATACGCAATTCAAGAATAACCGATTATGAGTATAGCAACAGCAATAGCTTCGGCCCAAGGAAAGGTAGCATCGGCGTACGACGCTTGTGATAATAAGGGCGCCACTATGCCGACGCCCGCGAACCAGAATCTTTCTAATCTTGCTTCTACCATTTTATCGATCCCGACTGATAGTGGTGGAAATATGGTAGTTGCTAATCCATCTGTGCCATCCGGTATTACTCCAACTATCCTGACTGGGTTACAAGTAGATAATGATTATTATGCAATTCCTGTCACAACTCTTTCTACCGTACAACCGCAGGGTGGGTTTGAGCCAAATATAGTATATGATCTTGGGACCATTACCGGGAATGTCACTTTCGCATTGGCTTCTCCTACTGACAATACGATTCCAAATCCGTATCATTGGACTTTTGAAACAGGTAGCACTGCTCCCACGATCACTTGGCCAAATGGACTTACATGGGCTGGAGGTTCGGCGCCAACCATAGGAGCGAGCAAGCATTATGAGGTTTTGGTCCGTAATGGCTATGCGAGCGCACTGGAATTTTAGGCTATGGTTACAATGCTCGATAATTGGTTGACTCTTCGAATGATGTCCGCTCCAAGTGGCGGCGTCAGTAATATCGTCTATGAGCTTTATAACCATACTTGCGACGGAACGGCTGCGACGGCTATCAATACCGGGATATATCTTTTTAATCAAACCACCTTCCCTTATGGATGGACGATAGAATTGGATTTCTATTTCACGGCGCATGTTAGTCAGGGTTCTGTTATCCGTTGCAGAAATGCCGGATCTCCTTACAATGGAATAAATACACGAAACAAGACGAGTTCCGGCCAAATGGAAGCTCAGGTGAATGGTGTTGCCGCTACATTAAATTTCTCCATGGGAGATAGGATTAAGGTGTTTTTTGATTATACCCTGCCGTCTAATGTCTGTACGGTTACGGTAAATAATATCACGAAAGGTACGACAAGCAGCAACTCTAACAGCATGTCTGGTAAAACCGTAAAGCCTCCGCTTGTGGTAGGTGGAGAAAATAATAACGATACTGCGAATTTTACATGGAAATCCGGTCGTTTCCCCAAATGCTACATAACCTCTCTTGTCGTTACCAAAAAAACATCATAAGATGTGTAGCACAATGGCAAGACTTGGGAATCAAAAGTAGATAATAATGTGTGGACGTCAGGTGTTTATAGGTGGAATGAGATATAATTGTTGAATAATGTCAGAAAAGAATAAAGCAAAGCAATTGCTTAACAAGATTTTGAAAGGAAGACCACAACCTTCTTCTCCAAGGGCAGGATACAAGGCAAGTGGTTCAAGATATGAGAAAGGTGGAAAGGTTTCCAGAAAGAAATCTGTATAAATTGTTGCTTATAGTGCTGAAAGTGATTCCTATGCTTTTAGCGCTATCGGCAATGATTGGTATGTTTCTGGATTTCTTTGGCATTGATAGTTCTGTCTTCTCATTCATTGGCGGAGTGTCATTGTTACCGTTGTTATTCTTGTACCTTGCATCATATGTATTTCGCTTTTGCGAATATCATCGGATGTTCCTTCATTATGTGGTAGCGAATAATCTTATCACGTACGCTGACTATTATTTTGGATTGCCGATAGAGAATACAACCTTGTTTATGGTCCATATCTTTTTGATTGGTCTATTCTTGTTTCTCGTCCTTTATTTCTATCGAAAAGAGAAATGCTGCAAACAATAAAGAAGCTTCTTCTTGGAATCGTTGACGACATTGATGCCGACAATAGCAACGCCAGTGAAGAGGAGCAAATCAAAATTATCAAATGCCTCCAAAGATATACAAGGAAGGATAACAAGTGGAATAAGTATCAAGCATACACGTTCTTGAATATGAGCCGTGCAACATTCGACAGATATGTTCGCGAAGGCAAGATTCCGAGAGGTAAACCGGAAGCAGGAAGCAAGGAGCTGAAGTGGTCCGAACGCGAAATACGGAAACTTAAGAAAAATGGAATAAAGTGAGCATTATGTTGCTCGATTGATCTCTCGTAGAAGTTATTCTACGGGGGATTTTTCGTATTTGAGCATCATTGTTTTTCAGCTTGCCTACATGATAATTTTGCAGTAGTTGCGCAACAAGAAACTAAAGCAAATAACTGCAAAAAACTAAAGTATTATGGCAAGTGAAACAGTAGTCTATACCCCTGAGAACAATGGGGGTACTGTGCCCGCTTGGATGGCTATGAATAATGGCGGTCTATTTGGCGGCAACAATGGATGGGGAGGCGGCATCCTTGGATTCCTTCTTGGTCTCTTCTTCGGTAATGGTTGGGGCGGTTTTGGTGGCTTCGGCGGTGGCTGGGGCGGTAATAACGGAGCCGGTTTCATATCCAACCAGATTGACAACAACGCTGGTCGCGAACTCCTGATGAACGCGATCAACTCCAACGGCGAGGCTTCTCGTTCTGCAATCCAGAACCTTGCTACCATGCTTGGTCAGGATTACAATCAGGTGAGTGCAGCCGTTGCCGCTCTCCAGAGCGGTCTCTCCAATCTTGCTCTCCAGCAGGCTGTGAGCGTTCCGCAGCTCATCAACTCTATCCAGTCCGGCAACGCTACGCTGATGTCGAAACTTTGTGACTGCTGCTGCGAAAATCGTCTCCTGACCACTCAGCAGGGCTACGAGTCCCGCATCGCTACAATCGAGCAGACCAACACCCTGGCAGGTGCCATTACGGGAAGCGGTCAGCGCACAGCCGACTCAATCGCCGACCTCAAGACCACGATGGTCAAGGAGTTCTGTGATGCCCGTGAACGGGATATGCAGGAGAAGATTGACAGCCTCCTTACCGCCAATTCCACCCTTCGTTCCCAAATTGACAACGCAGCGCAGACCCAGGCTTTCGCCTCTATGCTCGCTCCCATCAACGCGAAGCTCATCGAAATCGAGAACCGGCAGCCCAACACCATTCCTGTCCAGTACCCGAATGTCGTTGCGATGAACGCCACCCCCTATGCTGGTTTCGGCGCTGGTTATGGCTACGGCTACGGTGTCCCTGGCGGTTCGTATTGGGGTTAAAGGGAGGAACGCGCTATGGCAGTCTGGCCCTATCAGTATGTGAACCAGCGCGGTATTCCGACCATCAAGGCGCAGAGCGTTACGGTTTCCGAAACGTCGGTTGACTTCAAGTTCAATCCGGACTGGAACAGCCGTCCTTTCCGCGGTCTCCTGCTTGTCTATCTCGCAGAAGAAATTCCCTCCGCAACGACCGCTACGCTTCCGATCCGCTTCTCTATGGCCGGAACCACCAGCAACGTGACGGTTGCCGGAGGTGCAAACCTCACGGTGGCAGATCTTCCCGGTGTCGGTGTTTACCTGTTCTACTATGATCGGTTCTCCGACATTCTTCAGCTGCTGAACACCTCGGCGGCGTAGAAGTAGATTAGGAGTTCATTGACATACTGACTTGAGATTCGTAGTCGGAAAGGTACATCCAGCGGTATCCTTTATGAGTTTTTCTCTTCCCGGAACAACACATAGATATCATCGGTGCTGAGAATCCTTCTGAAGTAGCTGCGTTAATATGACTGTACTTTTTTATAGACCCGTCCGAGGAAATCCGAACGACTGGTTTTAATGTGCTTTCAATTAACTTCCCTCTATGGCTTAACGATTGTCTCATTTGTGAGACGGGGTTGAGCATATTTCCAGAGCGGTTCGTCCAACGGAGATTCGACGCTCGATTATTCTTGGTGTTTCCGTCAATGTGGTCAACCTCATTAAAAGCTTTTTCGTTCGGATTAGGAACAAAAGCTTCTGCGACAAGGCGATGAATGAAAAATACTTTTGTTCTCTTGTGAATAGATGCAATTAGTGTTGGATAACCGCCGTTTGTTGTCTTGTTCATTGTCGGCTTCAAGAGAAGCGGCTTAACCTTTCTCGGTTTTTCCCTTCCTTGATAGAAGATTTCCGTTCTTATGGACGCAACGCGACCTTCGGACGAAAACACATAGATGCCTTCGTATCCCGGCACATCTCGCCATTCTTCTCCCGGCAGAGCGATGCTCTGGATAAATTCTTCTTTTGTCATATTGTCAACATTTACATTATGTCAACGATTAAGAAAAGGGAAAGAGGCGTTGACGAACCTCTTGTCAGTAGGTCATGACTCCTACCTATTCCCTATCACAAATATAACAAATAAAATCGAATTAATAATGTTTCAAGCGATGACGCAGGGAGCAACGCTCTTCATCCTGCACAAGAACGAGCCGAAGGTTGAGGTGGGCAGAGTTGTTTCTGTCAATACTCATCTTCCTCAGTATAATCCAAATCAGCCACAGGCTATGTTCAATGGTATGGTTACTGACTTGACTGTTTCCGTCGGAAGTGATACGATACCTTTCCTTGGATTGCCCGCATCCGCTTCTACGGCGAATTTTGCGGACAAGGGCTTATTCATCAGTGAAGACCAGGGACTTGTCGTGAATGAGATTACGACGCTTCGGGATAACAGCAAGCGGATCATAGATAGTTACGAGACCAACAAAGACCTGTTCGAAAAATATGAAGCGCTTCTTATCTCTTTGAACCCCGATAAACAACGTGAGGTCAAGAGCGCGAAGGAGCTGGCTGCTTTGAAGGATGAATTGTCCGAGATGAAGCGGATGCTCTCTGCCATCCTTGGAACCAAGACAAAGGAGGAATAAACTATGGGTCTTGTACACATCATGAAGCGTGGTGGCAGCGACTACCACGATTACAAGGACGCCCTGATGGAAGCCAAGAAATCTGTCAAGGCAGCGAAGAAAGCCATCGAATACATCTGCGAACTCACCGGCGACATGGAAGACGAGTACGGATACGGCGAACGCGGTTCCTATCGTCGAGATGAACGCGATGAGGACGAGATGCAGGAGCGTGGCATGCGCCGGATGCGTTAATCAACCGGGGCGGGGAAACTCGCCCCTTAATTGTTTTTGCTATGAGATTGGATTATTATGATATACTTCCCGATGGAATGGAGGCGTATCTTTCTCATTATGGCTGGCATTTTTCCAGGAAGATGTGTGAATGGGCGGTAGGAGGAATGCGCGACATGAGCGACAACGAAGTCAAGATGAAGTCAAAAGAGCAGGTTGATGCCATCATTAAGAAATACAACATCAACATTAAAAACAATTATGGCTATGATGTCGTTTATGTCTATCATATGTGTATCTCGGATTTCGTCGGCAGTTCTATCATTGATGAGGCTCATGCGGCAGCATATGTTAGAGACTTGTTGGATGATAGGGACGGGTATAATGGAATAGCATTTACACGTTTTTTCGCCGACTGTTCGGCAAAGGGCGTTCCGATTCTTTGGAACGAAATGATTTAGCCATGATTCATCGTGTCTTGGGGATTGGTCGCTGGACGGTAGATTTCCTGTTCTGCACTAAACGATATGATATTGAAGGCGTCCTTGCCTGCTTGTATGATGCTTATGCTCCGAACGGTATCATGGAACAGGCGGAAGATCTGATGCTTTCCTGCGAGTACAACCGCGGATTCACCTATACCAATCAGGAAAGGAGAAGGGCTGTTGTCCTTATCGGCCCCACAAGTTCAGGTGACGAGTTCCAGAACACTTTCGTGCATGAAGTAAGGCATCTTGCTGATGCCATCGCAAAATCTCTTGGTGTCCCGCTTGACTCAGAGCGACCAGCATACATATCCGGAGACACCGCAAAGGCTTTGGCTGAAGTGATTTGCGAACTCGGATGCAGATGATTAGGAGGACTTGACGGTCCTCCTTTTTCGTGTAACTATTTCTGTTATAATAAATGAAACAAAAATGTTTTCATTTTACAAAACGGTTTATTATCTTTGCCGTAACCAAATGAGTTTTCTATGAAAATGTTCACTTTCGCCGCAAATGATATGCGGACAATCAATCAATTCGTGAATGATCACGGCATAAAAAAGGAGGACATCGTCAGTATATTCCCGTCTCCAGACGGCACGTTCCTGTTGTCATACTTTGGTGAGGAATAGAAATGCAGGAGCTCGACGAAGGACTTGTTTATTACTGTAGGAGCTGCCACTCCCTCTGCATCGTAGTCGACGACTCGCTTGCATTCGAGGGATGGGACGGCTCCTACTGCGGTAAATGCCGTTCAACGAACATAGGTATATGCACGATGGACGAGTGGCTCGCCGAGGAGGAACGAAGGGAAAAGAAGCGGAAGGAGATTGAATGGAACAAATTGTAAGGCGAGATGGACAAATCTTCTATGGACGAATTCGATGCCTGGATGCAGATGAGGCATATTGCCGATTTAGAAGTGACTACCACGCTTCCATCGGACGCCAAGCCTTTCTGCGCCTCAACCGTCTCGGACAACGAAGAGAGAGAGTTCACGGATTCGGTTTCGATTTTGCCAAACGAATTGGATATAACGATTTCAAAAGATACGGAACAGTACTTTACCACCTGGCTGGAAAGATGGGAATATCTTATCTCAGAGTATTCGGCATCAACGACTATGTTGCAGTACCAGACGAAGAATTCGAACGATGGTTCGACTGGGCCCTCTCCAGAGGAAGTGGAGCCATGAAACTGAAACGAAGACTTAAGAAAAGAAAATAACATATCATTCTAAAGAGTAAGACTATGGAAGAAAAGAAAAAACCCGGACAGCCCAAATTGTCCTATGATGAACTCGCCAAGAGATTCGGCGAACTGCACCTCCAGTATCAGAAGCTCGTCGCCGAATATCAGAAGGCGATGGAAGCTCTGAACAATCGCGATTTCGATTACACTTCGTTCTTCTTGAGCATGTTGTTCAAGGTGATGGAGCATCCCGAGATGTACAACGACAAGTTCGTCGAGTGGACCAGCAAGCACATCGAAGACGCTCTGTATTCCTTTGACAAGGCGATGAACCAGGCGCAATCCGAGGAGAAACCCGATGAAGCCGAATAACTTCATAGCACAGAAATGCACAGAAACCTCATTCTTTCGTGCGCTTCTTGAATTCTTCCCATCGCTGAAACTGTCTTCACGAGAGAAGGATGTTGCGGCTCGGATACTAATCCAGTATTTCAAGCTGAAGGAGAGCATTCCGGATCCAGAAGTTCTTCGCGAAGTGCTTTGGTCCCAGAACTCGAGAAAGGATATGCGCGAATCGCTCGGTATGTCGCAGGCTCATTTCCAGATGATTCTCGGAAAGCTTCGTTCTTCCGAGTTTCTGGTCGACGGGCATATCAACAGCGTCTATATTCCGCACATGACGGAAGACCCGAGGTTCATGTTGTGCATCGTTTTTGACTGGTCGTCCAAGTCCAATCCCATCAACAATGGGTAGGAACCGTAAGGAATACGAGAGATACAGGAAGATATCCTCACGCCATGATGTATCTGAGGAAGAAGTGAAGAGAATCCTCGCATCCTTTTTTGAGGTTGTTTTTGCCGATGCGAGGTCTCTTCCCTTCGATAATCCGAGGAAGATATTCTCGAAGGACAAGTTCGAAGAATATGTCAAGGTGAGGCACATTCCATTCATTGGAAGGATTGGACCGGTTTACAGCAACTATCTGAAGTGGAGAGCCAATGTGTCGCAGCAAATAGAAATGGCTCCCAGGAGCTCTTACCGGAGCAGGAGAACACAGAGTGACATCGAATCCACGGCTGCTGCCATCCTCTCCGGTGAGACTCCTCCTCCACTGAAGAAGAAACGAGGAAAAGAAATGTATGAACGCGTCTGGCTTGTCGGGCAGGATGGAAAGAAATCAGCCCGACAGGTCATTCCGAAAAAGTAATAGGGCAAGAGGCAGATTGGATATGCTAAAGAATGGTCTTAAATAGGAGTAACCCCTACATTGAGATGACTTCAATGACCAATAATAGTCTCGGAAGGACGTGTGGATTCAAATTCCACCTTGTCCTATTTTTATTAACAACAGTGCCGGAAAAACGCTGATGCGAATTACCGAAGCGGGGGAAACGGATCCATACTGTAAGAGCTATACAAAAATACACTATCCGCACCGGCACTTTTTAACAGAATTTAATTATGGCATTCAAGATTAAGAAAGTTCGTCCGCTTTTTACGGGCGTCATTACCACCGCAAGGAAGTATGTTGGCCAGCAGTATACTTCCGAGGGCAGTCTCATCATTGACACGAGAAAACTTGACGGAGCGCTCAACCCGTATCAGGTCGTGTATTCTGTCGGCGGTACTGTCCGCGATGTCAAGGAAGGTGATGTCGTTAAGATTAACTTCAGCAGGTATGCACTCGCACAGCATAGGCCCGGTAAGATTGATGAAGCCGAGAATGTTCAGTCCGATGACTTGAAGTGGGCATATGAGATTCCGAAGATAACGATTGATGGCATCGACTATCTTTTCATTCAGGATCGTGACATTGAATATATCGTTGAAGATTATGAAGTCGACGAAGGAGGACTCCTACAGTGAAATGGAGAAGAGGATTGATGACCTTATTGACGATAACATTCGGCTTTCCAATGAAGTTGTCAGTTTAAGGAAGATTATTTCTGCTTCTTCTTATGGCGCTGTTGTCTTAGACCCGTTGAAAACATTTTGCCTTGCGCCGACTACCATTTCTTCTTCTGCTGCTCCGATGAAATCTTCGATATCCGCGAAGAAGGATTGCTATGATAAGCGAGAGGGTGAATATAACAAGAGCGAACGATGAAATATAGCGAAGCGGCAAGCCATATCTTCAGGATATGGGATTTGATTACGGACTACAAAGACGAGATCCCGCAAGAATTATATATTGAAGTTTCTCGCGAGTGTTCTTTGTTTGCACAGGAGTTGATGGAAATCTATAATGCAAATGTGCCCCAAGGGATATAATTCTTTAACTATTGAGCAGATAGAAGAAGCGGCAAAACAAGTTTTCTCTGCAACTAAGTATCCGAGGAAGATTGGTGACGGGTTGTGGGAGGTTGCGCCCGGATTCATAGGCGGAGAAAGACTTTTGCAGATGTTTGACGAAGCCATAAGAAAGCAATTACATGAAACTGATTGAATTTGACGGAATGGAGTTCAAGATTGCTGACGAGGCTCTCCTTGTCAGGCCAATCCGTGAGCTATTCCAGAAGGATAAGTCAAAAAAGAAGGAGGAATTCTGGAAGCAGATTTCCTATCTGTGGTTCATGTGCGACCCGCGAAGTTCGTACATGTATCTCGTGGATGACGATGCGCGGTCGTCAGAGATCAAGGCCCAGGAAGGGCTCGGCAAGGACTGGGAACCTTCCGAACTTCTGAAGGAGGCGATGACTGTTTATCGTAAGCAGGCTGTTACCACCGCCTCCATCCTTCTTGAAAGTATGCGTAAGGGTATCGAGCAGCTCCGCAAGTTCTTCAACGAGTTCGACTTATTTGCCCTTGATAAGAACGACAGACCCATTTATCAGGTTTCCACTATGACTGCTGCACTTAAGCAGGTCCCGGAATTAGCCAAGGCGCTTATCGAAGCCGAAAAGGAACTGGCAAAAGACTTTGAAACAGATGACAAAGCAAGAGGCAACGCATCCAAAGCGGTTGGTGAGGACGTTTAGCGCATAAGTAATTGATAATATGCAAGTTAAGTTAAAGAAACTCGGCAAGAACATTGAAACTCCGCAATACGCTACCGAGCAATCTGCCGGAATGGATTTGCGTGCTGTTCTGGACGAGCCGGTAACTCTTCGAAGTCTCGAAAGGAAAGTCGTGATGACTGATTTGTCGATTGCTCTCCCTCGTGGTTTCGAAGCACAGGTAAGACCGAGAAGCGGACTCGCTGCAAAACACGGGATTACTGTTTTAAATACGCCTGGAACCATTGATGCTGATTACCGTGGTAACATCGGAGTTATACTTGTCAATCTTTCTACAGAGCCGTTTACAATCAATAACGGAGATAGGATAGCACAACTTATCGTTTCCAAATATGAGAGAGTTGAATGGGTTGAAATTGATGATCTTGATGAAACGGAAAGGGGTAGTGGAGGTTTCGGTAGCACAGGGCTATGAGTGTCATAATTCCAACAAATAAGTTTCAGACTCCAATCACGACAGAATGGTTGGAGTCTTTTCCGTCGGAGGTGCAGGAGCAATTCTTGGACTTCATTGATACTGTGCCGATGCTCAAGTACATGATACGCGAGGATAGGCCAATGGCAAAAGATTTACCAAGAGATGATAAAGGCAGAATCATTGTTGATATCACGCATCCGCACATCCTGGAGGATATGGATTATTTCCGCCCTGCTGCGAAGTTCTATCAGGAGAATGGATGCTACACTTTTCTCAAGCCGAATTCAAATCCTAATAGCGAGTTTGGTAAGTGGTTCAATGAAGAAGTGAGACGATGCAGGGACGGATATATCCGCGAGTCTGACGGCGAATGGATTCCAGGCTTGCTGTATTACTTCCTGAATTATTCGCCCATAATGCTGAACAGGAAGTCTGGCACCTCTGGCATCTATCTTCGCGTTGAGGATTTTCCGGATTTCTGGGAAGGTATATATTATCGTTATCATTATCGTGATCAGGCGCGAATGCGAAGTTTGCACTGCATGGAACTCGCGCGAAGAGGATGTTCCAAGTCTTTCTCCACCGCAAGCGATATGACGCACAATCTTCTCCTTGGCGAGAATGGCGAGAACAAGCGCCGCGTCACCACAATTCTTACCGCCTACCTGAAGGAATATCTTGCAGAAAAGGACGGAACGCTATCGAAGTTCACTCCGATGGTCGACTTCTGCGCCGCCAACACGGAATTCCCGAGGTTGATGGTAAAGCGCTCTCAGGCGGAGATGATATGGACAATGGGCTACAAGAACAGCAACGGAAACATAAAAGGATCATTAAACTCCGTCATGGCGTTGTCCGTAAAAGACGACGAGGGAAAGATCCGAGGCAAGCGTGGCTTTATCTATTTTGAGGAGATGGGTTCGTATAAGAACTTCAAGGAAGTCTGGAACAATGTGCGAGATTCCGTGAAGGAAGGTTCCAACGTATTCGCGCAGTTGATAGCTGTTGGTACTGCTGGTGACAAAGAGTCAGATTTTTCCGGTATCAAGACGATGCTGTACAATCCGGACGCTTATGAGGTATACGCCCTCGACAACGTGTATGACAAGACCGGCAAGGGAACGCAGAAGTTCGCCTATTTCTTCCCGTCGTATATCTCTCGCGCTGGATGCATGGACAAGGACGGAAACTCCGATGTCGTTGCCGCCCTGATGGAAATACTAATGGAGCGATACATGGTAAAGCAGGGTGGCGATGCCGCTTCTCTTCTCTCCCGTATAGCCCAGATGCCTATCACACCCGCGGAAGCGATCTTGAAGGTAAAGTCGAACTTCTTCCCCGTAGTGATGCTCAATGAGCGTCTACGGCAACTGGATATGGACCCTCGCGCTTATGATGATGTGTATGTCGGAACGCTCGTGGATGTTGGCGGCAACGTGCAGTTCCGGGCTACAGATGATGTTCCTATCAGGAAATGGCCCGTAGACAATACCGAGCAGGGTGCGCTAGAAATATTTGAGATGCCTTGTTCTGGAACAATTCCGACACATCGGTATATCATAGGTGTTGACCCGGTTGATAATGATCAGGCGGAATCATCATCTTTGTTCTCATGCTTCGTCTTTGACTTGTTTACGGATTCCATAGTCGCGGAATATACTGGACGTAAACCATTCGCAAATGACAATTATGAGATAGTAAGGCTGCTCTGTATATTCTATAACGCTACTTGTCTGTACGAGTCAAATAAGAAGGGCTTGTTCTCGTATTTTGCAACGAAGAGATGCACTTGGATGCTTGCAGACTGTCCTGATTATCTTCGCGAAAGGCAACTGGTCAAATATAGTATGTTCGGTTCCGCAATTAAGGGAGTCACCGTCAACGCCGGAGTCAACTTCTTCGCAAACGGACTCATCAAAGACTGGCTGAACAAGACATATACCGTCGATGTAAAGGACGAACGAGGCGAAATCCATCAGGAGGAAGTCCCGCAACTGTATCGACTTCGTAACCGTGCGCTTCTCCAGGAACTGATTTCATATGCCCCAGAAGTCAATACGGACCGTGTTTCCGCTCTTGCACAAGTGATGCTATATCGGGAACACTTCATCGTCTTGTATGGCGGGTCGCCGAGCGCCAACGAACAGACTTTCGACGAAGTATCAGATGACGATTTCTTCGACAAGGACTGGAAACGACATCTTGAGAAGTTGGGCCCGCAATATAAATCAGCTTTCGACCTGTAAGCGTTTCATTTATCTGTGTAGTTCGTGGTGGATTAAAGAATAAATTCGCCATGTAAACTGTGCAGATTTATGGATTTAGGAGCAACATTCCCCAATCAGAAGTTGCCATTCAAGTCGAAAGGCGAGAAATGGCGCCGTCAGTGTATTGACTGGGGATGTAATAGGACATATTTCAATTACTCTCCGGTGAGAAAAAGCGCCGTCAGCATGAAAATCAACTACGATTTGCTGAATGGCGTCATTCACATGGAGGACATAGCCGCAGTGCTGAATCCTGGGAACATCGCTTCTGCGTTCATTCCGGACAAGATTCAGCATTATCCGATCATCAACTCCAAGATAAACACGCTCCGTGGTGAAGAAGCCGCACGCGTTTTCGACTGGCATGTCATCGTCACCAACCCTTATTCCATCTCTCAGATAGAGGAAGACAAGAAGCAGGAGTTTTTCCAGATGGTGCAGGGTATCGTCGAAGACCAGTCCATAGATGATCAGCAGGCTCAGAAGCAGATTCAGGAAGGCCAGGAATACTACGACTATAACTGGCAGGACCTGCGTGAGATTCGTGCGAACGAACTCATCCATCATTACTCCAAGGAGCTCAATTTCAAACAGACTTTCAATGATGGTTTTGTTGACGCTTGTCTTGGCAGTGAGATATATCAGTGCGGCATTGCGGGTGGAGAACCGTTCCTGAAACGGCTCAACCCCATCAAACTTCGCATCTTCGGCAGCGGTTATTCCAATCGTGTCGAGGATGCGGATGTCATTATATACGAAGACTACATTTCTCGCGGAAAGATCGTCGAGCTCTATTATGATGAGCTGAGCCCGAGCGATATCAAGAAACTTTCCGATGACCTTCCGGAATTCGGAGGGGCATCTCCTACTACAGCCGAGGGCGCTATCAATGATGCGTATCCTTTCGTCGGTAGAATTACCGGTGAGAACGGCATCTGGGTCGAGGGAAATAATCTCGAGTTCGTCTACGATGCGTTCCCGGAACTGAGCGGAACGATAGGTTCCGACCTTCTTCCGTATGATGTCGCCGGAAATGTCCGCGTCATCCATGTCTGGTGGAAATCCAAGAGAAAGATATACAAGGTCAAGTCCTTCGACCCCGTAACCGGCGAGGAAGTCTTCGATTTCTATCCCGAGACCTATATCCCTGACAAAGATGCCGGAGAGGAAGCTACGGTGCTCTGGGTGAACGAAGCGTGGGAAGGCACGAAGATCGGCGAGGATATTTATGTTGGAATGCGTCCCTGTCTTGTCCAGCATAATTCAATTTCCAATCCGTCTAGATGCCACTTCGGTATCGTCGGCACTATCTACAACCTCAATGAGTCCAAGCCGTATTCCCTGATAGACATGATGAAGCCGTATAATTACATGTACGACGCCATCCATGCGAAACTCGTGGACCTTATTGCCACGAACTGGGGCAAGTTGCTCGAGATGGACCTCGCTATGAAGCCAAAGAACTGGGAGGTTGAGAAGTGGCTTTACTTCGCCCGGTCCAACAAGGTTCTCATCAAGGACTCCTTCAATGAAGGCAACAAGGGCGCGGCTACCGGTAAACTTGCTGGTGGTCTGAACAATGCGAGCAAGGGATATATCGATGCCGACTGGGGCCAGTCAATCCAGAATTACATTGAACTGCTCCAGTGGACCAAAGATTCCATGTCAGATCTGGTTGGTATCAATCGTCAGCGGGAGGGCAATACTTATAACCGAGAAACGGTTGGCGGCATCGAGCGTGCCGTCCTTCAGTCCTCCTATATCACGGACTGGCTTTTCCAGAAGCACGATGACACGAAACGGCGCGTCATCGAGTGCTTCATCGAATATGCGAAGGCGGCTCTCCGTGGAAGGAGCAAGAAGTTCCAGTATATCCTTTCCGACTACTCCCGTAAGATTATGGAGATAGACGGCGACGAGTTCTGCGAGTCCGATTATGGTCTCGTGGTTGACAACTCTCAGGATACGCAAAAACTGTCATCCCAGATTGAGACCATTGCGCAGGCGATGGCACAGAATGGTGCGCGATTCTCTGCACTCCTTCGCATGTATTCTTCCACTTCCATGCAGGAGAAAGTGCGAATTCTGGAGAAATCCGAGAAAGATATTCAGCAGCAGCAACAGGAAGCCCAGCAGCAGCAGATGCAGATCGAGCAGCAGAAGATTCAGGCTGACCAGCAGGCTAAGATGGCTGAGATGCAGCAGAAGGATACGATCAACCAGCGTGACAATGAGACCAAGATCCGTGTTGCGGAAATCAACTCCCAGGCCGAGTATCTCCGTCTTGGTATTTATGCAGAGGAAAACGATGAACAGTTAGTCCATGAAAAACTTGATATCGAAAGAGAGAAACTTGCTGAATCTATCAGACAGTTCGATAGAGAGTTACGAGCCAAGGATGACGAGCGAAAAGATAAGAAGGAAATCGAGCTTAAAAAGATCGAGGCCCAGAAGCAAATCGCACGGACAAGAGGAACAGGAACAAAGAAATAGATAAGATATGAAATACTTTACCAAAGCACAGATTGAGGAAATCCGCAAGCAGCTCGCCACAATGGGAGTTCGCGACACGGACCTTCCTGTTGCTCATGAACTTGACGGTGACGAGATTGTCGCCATCGTTCAGGAGGGCATCAACAAGAAGATTGGTGTTCGGAAACTCATCCATGACTATCTTCCTGAAGATATCGCATCCGGGCAGGATGGCAAGTCCGCTTATCAGATTTGGCTTGACGAAGGCCATACTGGGACTGAATCTGATTTCCTTGCGTCACTGAAGGGACAGAAAGGCGACACCGGTGCAACTGGCGCAACTGGTCCTGCTGGTGCCAATGGTGCTGCCGGTCCTCAGGGTCCTGCTGGTCCTACTGGGCCACAGGGTCCAAAAGGTGATCCTGGTGATTCTTCTCAGTATGAACTGCCTACCGCTACGGCTTCTCGTCTAGGCGGTATCCGTGTTGGTGGCGGTCTCGATATATTACCTGATGGTACACTGTCTGTTACGAGTACATTCAATCTTCAGCCCGCTACATCTGATAGGCTTGGTGGAATGTTCCTTGGCTATCAGGAAACCGGCAGTAATGACTATGCTGTTCGACTTGATGGCGAAGGTAGAGCGTATGTTGTTGTCCCCGGAGGTACCGGTCCCGGTGGCTCGAGTTATCTCCGTCAACTTCTTGACGTAAAGAATGACGGTTTGAAAGTTCTTCGTGCTGACGGTAGTGCCGTTCAGGACGGAGACAGCCTCGTCTATAGTTCTTCCGCTTCCAAGTGGGTGGCTAAACTTGTTACAGGTGGAGGCGGCGGTGGCGTTTCCGGCTATATCGGTACTACGCCCGTTCGTGCTACTTCTGAAGCTCAGGCCCTTACCGGTATCCAGTCGTTCCAGTTGTCAAGTTCGAAGTCTCTTGTAGAATGGGATAACATCAATGAGGCTTGGCATTTCATTGGAAATGTTTATGCTGATGGCTGGATCGCTGCTGGCGGTATCGGCTCTGGTGGCTCTGGCGGAGGTGGCGGTTCTTATACTCCTGGCGCTGGTATTGATATTACAAGTGGGCAGATATCGCTTAAGTATGCAACAACTTCTACTCCGGGTGGCATTATCGTAGGTAGTGGATTAAGCATTACCAATGGCGTGCTTTCGGTTGCGGGAAGTGGACCCGTCTCTGAAATCGATCCGATTTTTACCGCGAGCCCCGCGTATGGCATTACCACGAGCGATATTTCGAGATGGAATGCAGCTGGCGGTTCCGTTGAAATCAGCAATCTTCTCCCTGCTTCTCAGGGCGTTCGTGTTGCCACTATCAGAATTGGTGGAACTGGCGGAACGTCTTACGATATTATCGCCCCTGTTGGCGGAGGTGATACTCCTTCAGTTGAAACGGATCCTGTATTTGCAGCTTCTGCCGCTTATGGAATTACATCGTCTGATATTACTAACTGGAACAGCAAGACTTCAAATGTAGGAACGATAACTGGTATCAGGATGAATGGTGCAGTTGTCGGTTCTTCTGGTCTTGTTGATCTTGGCACTGTCATGACTGATGATGATGCCGCTTATGGTATAACCTCATCTGATATTTCCAATTGGAATTCGAAGACGAGTAACATTGGCACAATTACCGGCGTTTCCGTAAACGGGACGTCGATTGGTACATCCGGGAATGTTGATATCGATATTTATCAGCTTTCTCTTGCCGCCGGTGCGTTCACTGCTGGGAATTACAATCCCGCCTCTGGGACTGCAAGTTTCAATATCCCTACTAATGCAGCCCATATTGGATATGATGACAGCGCGTCTTATTCCAGCGGTACTATAGGTCATTTCATCAAGAACCTTTCAGATATATACGTTACGAAGGGAACAACGCAGACCATTACCGGCGCAAAGACTTTCTCTACCAACGATGTTACGCTTAGTTCCGTAGATCTGTTACCGGCATCTAACAATACCTCCGCGCTTGGTAGTTCTTCGAAGCGATTCTCTGATGTCTATGGCGTTGATGCAGATTTCTCTACAAGCGTTACAATTGGCGGCGTTACGCTCACATACGACAATGGCGCCCTGCACGTCAATGGTAATCTGTATGCCGACGGTTGGATTGCGGCTGGTGGAACTCAGTAATTAACATAAAGGACGAATAACTATGGCACATACATCAACACGGATATATATCGATACCAGTACCAATCCGGATACCGGTATCAGTATCAATGACGCACAGGTTGTTCTGCCCGACAACAGCAATGATATCGGGAATCTTGAACGGAGTTCCAATATAAACAAGTGGGCAAAGTATAAGCCTATTCGGTATTATACCATGAGCGGAAACACAAAGGTCCCATATCTTGGTATTCTTACTGATGCAATGCGCAAAGGAACTGTAATAGACAATAATGCCGGTATCTATTACGGACTTCAGTTGTCTGATGTACAAATTACGCAAGACACCGCTACTTGGGATAATATCCACGATTCTGATTTCACATATCTTCCGCCTCGTGGCTTTTCTCAGGGAGAAGCATTCCGTTTTCATGACTGGGACGGATACAGTTCTAATGCCGTTCCTAATCCTTACGCCTCCTTTAATTCTGCTGGGACTATTACTGGTTACTATGATTCCGTAAACGGGATTACCGGGATCACAGTCGGATATTCCGAATCAAATCAAACCGGTGTCGACTTGTCTGATATTCTGATTGCCAGCGAGAATAAGCAGGCGGCGTTGGCCGAAATGTATCCGTGCATAATCATTGACGGATATATTACCGCTCTTGGTTTCGAAGATGATCCCAATCATGCTCCTCGCCCTTTGTATTATCAGAATTCCTATACGAGCGGAACATGGATGGTTGATATGACCAAATTGGTTTATAGTAATCATCCGACAGCTTCTCCTTGGACAAGTGCGCAGACTGGTCTTACTGCAACTATCGTCCTTCTCAGGTCTTCATCTTCTAGCGGCATTGCTCTTGACAGACTTGGTACGCAGGATCTTTCTCAGTATTGGATCGACTGCTCAGACAGTATCCTTTCCAGTTATACTCCTATTGCTTTACCTGGCGCTATCGGAGTGAATGTGAATCTTATTACCAGCGTCACTGGCCTTGTTCTTACGCCTTCTGGTGCAACATGTAGTAATAATGTTGTGACTGCCACATTTGATGTTGAGAGACTTGGAACTACTGAACGTGGTTCCGGTACTCTTACTGCAAATATACTTGTTGGCGGTTCTGCGGTCGACTCTTGTCAAAAACCCGTTTTGGTTCCTACTAACGCTTCTTCCGTGTCCGTAACAATGACCTGCGGAGAAGGCAATGACTTTGAAAATATTCCTTCATTTATCAGCGGCCAGAGTTATACGATACAACTTGATGTTACTGCGACTCCTGGTAATAATAGAAGGTTCGGCACATTCACATTTACGGCAAGTTAATTATCTGAGATATGAAATCATCTAAAATGTTTTTGCTCGTCGGAGCTCTGTTTATTTATGGTCTTATGACTGTCGTTACATGTGCCGCAGTTTGGGCTGTTGAAACAAAACACATTCTTGATGTCATTGCCGGTCTTCTTTTCGTGGCTAACGGTTATGTCATTTATCGCGCTGCAAAGTCTATCGAAAAGACCATAAAAGAAAACGGTGGAATAAAGTAAGTTATATGAAGTATTTCGAAATCAAAGCGCTCGTGGACATTCTTGCTGGTATCAAACTGTGCAAGATTCCCGATTCTGATGTCAAGGGTGGCATTCTTATGAACTATCTCGCACTCCGCAAGATTGTCAAGGATGTTGAGGCAGACAAGCAGGAGCTTGTCATGAAGTTTCAGGAGGACTGGAAGGAAGAACGCAATGCCGTAATTGAACTTCGCAAGAAAAAGCAGCCCATCGAAGGCCATGACGATTACCTCAAGGCGGTTGATGAAACCAATCTTATCCTTGAGAAAATGGATGAGACTGAAATGGAAGTGTCAATTAAGTCTGTGAAAATGGACAAGTTCGTCGCTTCTATCCAGGGCGAGGAAATCAACCTCGAGCAGATCGCCATCCTTGTTGACTGCGGGATACTTGAAGAATAACATTAAAACTGTTCTATATGGAAAAGTTGGACATCTTTAGAATTATCGTTGACATCATAGCCGTCATCATTGCTGGTGGCTGGCTCGTCAGGATACTGACAGTGAAGTCACGCGTCAAGCAGGGTAAGGCTGAAGCCGACAAGACCGTCGAGGAGGCCAAGAATGCCCAGATCGAGAATATCCGCAAGATGATTGATGAAGTCTATCAGTCTACCATCAACAGCCTGAAGGACGACATCAAGGACTTGCGTGAAGATGTCTCTGCGGTCAAGGATGAAAACGAAGCGTTAAAAAAAGAGGTGGCGGAGCTCCGCGATGAGAACAGCCGGTTGCGGAAAGAAAATGAAGAACTTCGTGATGCAGTCCGCGAGATTCGCCCCGATGTGGTCCCGAGCCGGAGAAGCATCAATGCATCCAATCAGGCCCGCAATGACAAGGGCCAGTTCACGAAAGCGGAGGAGTAATGGCTGATTTCAAGTATTTCTCGCTGAAGGAGCTATGCTCGTCCGATGTTGCTACGAGTAGAAGGATAGATAATTTTCCGTCCTTCTCCGTTGTTGAACACTTGACGGAGCTCACAAGCAAGATATTGGAGCCGCTTCGTATTGCCTGGGGTAGTCCGCTTAAGGTTACTTCTGGGTATAGGTGTGATGCCCTGAATCGTGCTGTCGGAGGCGTTTCTACATCGGCTCACCGTCTTGGATATGCTGTCGATATTCAGCCCACTAATGGTAAAATTGACGAGTTCGGAAAGTTTGTAAAAGATTGGCTCATTAAAAACAGAATCAAATTTGATCAGGTTCTATTTGAGACACAAGGAAGAACAAAGTGGGTACATATCGGATTGTATTCTTCTACAGGAAGCCAGAGATGTGAAACGAAGAATCTTATTGTAAGGTGAGCGAGATTTGGAAAGATATAGTTGGATACGAAGGTAAATACCAGATTAGTAGTCTTGGTAATATAAGAAGCCTTCGGTACAATGGCGGTAATCATATTAGGAATCTCGTTCCTAATGATAATGGCCATGGATATCTTTCCATTGCCTTGTGCGATGGAGAGGGGAAACGAAAATTGTTTTATATACATCGTTTGGTTGCCGATGCTTTTTTGGATAATACCGATAATCTTCCTCAGGTCAATCATCTTGATCACGATAGAAAGAATAATAGCGTAGATAATCTTGAGTGGTGTAGTGTCCGCGATAATCTGCTTTATGGGACAACGCATTCTCGTTCAGTCGAAACTTTAAGAGCAACTTATCCGAGTAGGAAGGCTGTCGCGCAATATGACTCTTTAGGCAATCTTGTTGAAATTTATGGCTCTGCAAGAGAAGCCGCAAGGAAGACTGGGTTGAATTCGTCAAGTATATCTCGTTGTTGTAATAATAAGATGAAGACTACTGGCGGATATGGTTTTGCGTTTTATTCTTCTGTGATGGCATGAACTACTGGGTGATTACAAGTGATGAGAGATGCTTCGGGCCATACGAAGATTACGCCGCCGCATACGAATTTGCATCTGTCAATTTAGGTTTTGAAGGATGGACAATAGCCTGCACTTAGGGAAGCCGGGGAGAGGCATTAGTATTTTATTAGTGTTTATTTTATTGTGTTCGTTTCAGGCTCTCCCCGGTTGTTCCCCTGAGATCGCAGAAAAGATAAAGGTGGAGTATGTCTATCAAGATGTCCATCATCGTGATACGCTGATTACACGCGATTCTATTTACATCCGTGAATGGTTGAAAGGCGATACGGTCTATATTGAGAAGTACAAAGACAGATATGTCTTCCGTGATCGCTGGCGTGACAGCATAAGCATCCGCGAAGTTCATGATACGACTACCATAGAAAAGAAGGTCGAGCGCGAGTTGACAATCGGTCAGAAGATGAAGATTAACTCTTTCTGGTGGCTTCTTGCTGGTCTTATTCTAAGCCTTCTATGGATATTTAGAAAATACTGGTTGCCTATTCTAAAAATCATTAAATAATTTGAATAACATGAAAAAAGTAATTGAACGAATAGTCGAGAGCCCCGGTGCTCCGAATGAGAACGATCTGTGGCTTAATGGGACCGAGCTAAAGAAATTCCAGAATGGGGAATGGGTTAATATTTCTGGAGGCGATTCTCCTGTCGATTTCCCACAGGCCGATTGGGAACAGAGTGACCCGAATGCGCCTGATTATATTAAGAACAAACCCGAATCTCTTACGGCAGATGATATCTTAGATGCCGTTGCCCAGAAAGAATATCTTACATTTGAAGCAGTCGGAGATTCGACACCTGTTTATTTTGTTGCTGAAACATATGAAGATGATGAAGAGGATGAATATGAAGTCAATAGAACAATTGAGGTCTCAACTGATTGTATAAACTGGACAACAAAAAAATCTAGTGAAGATGAAACTTTGCTTGCAACACTTAACACTGGCGAAAAGCTTTATATACGAGGAAAAAATAAATCATACGGAGAAGATTATGATGACGAGTATTATGCGTCGTATTTTAAGACGAATAAAGCTGTATATGTATATGGTAATATTATGTCACTTATTTGCGGCGAAGATTTTTTAGTAAGTCATAACTCTTTTAGCACCGAATCATGTACATTTGCAAAACTATTTCATGGCGTTGGACAATACTTATATTTTCGTAATGACAAAAGACTTGTTTTGCCGTTAAAGGATTTGGATGCCATGGCTTATGCCAAAATGTTTGCTGGTTGCACTCACATTACATATGTACCTACGCTCCCTGCCAAGTATGCTCGTTCTTATTGTTATCACGGTATGTTTGAGGGATGCACTGGTTTGACGGAAGTGCCTAATCTTAACTCTGATTATGCCTTTAATGGTTGTTATAAGGAAATGTTTAAGAATTGTACAAATCTCAAGTGGGGACCCAAGGAATTAAAAGCCAAGCAAGTCAATAACGAAGCATATTATGGCATGTTTGAAGGATGTACAAGTCTACATACGGCTCCGAAGATTTTGGCTGAATCATTTTCTAATAACTCAGCTGCAAGAATGTTTTATGGATGTTCTAGTATTCACTCTATTGAATGTCATGTTAAAACTAAAACACCTACGAGCACTGGGAATTGGCTATATGGCGTCGCGAGTTGGGGCTATATAACCGTGCCTAAGGACTCAGAAATATGGGAAGCTGATTCACCGAGTGGTGTCCCTAGCGGATGGAATCTCAATAAGATACTTGAATAACTTTGCAAGCTATTTATTGTTATTTCCTATGGGCAAGTATCATAATAAGCCGATTGTCTATGATGGAATTAAATTCATCTCGACTAAGGAAGGAAATTATTACTTGTATCTGAAACAGTTACAGGAGAACGGCGAGATATCCAACCTTCGTATGCAGGTGCCGTATGAGATCATTCCTGCCGTATGGGGAGAACGGACTGTCCAGCTGAAGACGAAGACCAAGCAGGTCAAGTATTCTATTCAGAAGGCGACTCACTATCTTGCTGATTTTGTGTATGTTGAGACGAAAACAGGCAAGGAGCACGTGGTTGATGTAAAAGGGAAGACGGCCCCTCTGACAGAAGGATTTCGTCTTAAGTGGAAACTGATGCAGGCTGTTCACGGAATAACTGTTGAAATCGTTCGGATGTAACTGATTCATTTTACAATAAATAACATTCTTAATTACCGCCAAGCGAAATGCTTATGGCGGTAATTTCATTATCGCCTTTCGATAAATTTGTGCAAACCAAATGGAGAACAAAATGGAAGAATTTACTTTTGATTTTGCAAGCGGACTTCTCTCTCCGGAGGAAGCCGAGAAGCTCTTTGATGAGACGAAACCTTTGCAGGAAATTAATGAAGAACCTGCGGAGGAAGAACAGGAACAGAAAGAAACGCCGACCGAGGAGAACGAAAGTTCTTCGGAGAAAGTAGGTCAGGAAGAGGAACACGAGGAAAATGCCATCAGTCCCCAGGGTGATGGTTCTTCTCCATCCATCTATTCTTCCATAGCCACTGCTCTGAAGAATGATGGCATCTTTCCCGAGTTCAGCGACGAAGAATTATCTTCGGTCACTACGCCGGAAGCATTCGGCGAGCTCTTCGAAAAGGCCATTCAGTCCAAGATGGACGAAAGGCAGAAAAGGATTGACCAGGCTCTTGGGAACGGAGTCGCTCCTGACACGGTGAAGATGTACGAGCAGACGCTCGCCTATCTCGGCTCCGTGAACGATGAAGCGATTTCCGACGAGGGCGAACAGGGAGAGAACCTGCGTAAGCAGCTTATCTTCAACGACCTTCTCAACCGTGGCTATTCGCAGGAAAAGGCAACGAAGGAAGTGGAGAAGTCCTTCAAGTCCGGAAGCGACATCGAGGATGCGAAAGATGCTCTTGAGGCCCTGCGTACCTTCTATCAGAATGGCTATGACAAGATCCAGAAGGAAGCGAAGGAAAAGACTGAGAACATGAAGAAGGCTCGTCAGCAGGATGAGGCGAAGTTCCGTAAGATGATTCTTGAAGATGACATTGTTCTTGGCGAAACCAAACTGGACAAGAAGACGAGACAGAGCGTTTTCGATGCAGTATCTAAACCGGTGTACAAGGACCCTGATACGGGTCAGTTGCTCACGCAGGTTCAGAAGTTCCAGAAGGAGAATCCGATGGAATTCCTCAAGCAGATCGGGATGTGGTTCGTCCTGACCAACGGCGGAAAGGATTTCAGCGGTCTGTCCAAACAGCAGGTAATCGCCGAGAAGAACAAGGGCATCCGTGAACTTGAAAGAAAGATTAACTCTTCGGCTTTCGATTCCGATGGTTCACTGAAGTACATGTCCGGCACGGGTATCAGCAATGAGAACCTGCTGGATGGTGGATGGAAAGTGGACATGGGATAGAAGCCGGAGGCCATTAGAAAAACTTTTGTTTAACCAAACTTTATAGCATTATGCCAGGACCTTTAACAAACGCTATGACTGGTATCACCGCTTGGCGCGGAACCGTTACGAAGGACAATCACCTTTATAACATCTTCCGCTCCAACCCTCAGATGGCCAGTGACATCATGGTTGTCCTCATGAGTCAGATGCAGCTTCCGACTCTCGACACCTATCTGTCCCGCGAGGTTCCCGTGCGTCAGTACGACGACGACTCCGATCTCTTCTGGAACATCGCGTCCAACTCCCGCCGGGCTATCCCGCTCGTCGAAGCCCGTCGTTGTGACGGCACCAAGGTTGATCCGAGCATCAGCACCGACAATGTCGGCGTCGGCTTCGAACCTTTCTATCTCGTTTTCCAGACCGACTGGTTTGCTCTCGGCGAAGTTCTGTGGGGCAACTACAACGAAGATTATCCCGTTATCGTGAAGGAGGCTGGTCACGCCGAAGGCACCAACACCGTTTATCTTGTCGAGCCGTTCGGTGCTCACATGGCCAACGGTATTCCCGTCGAGCGTCTGCTTGCCGGTGAGCGCTTCAGCTGGGCTTACGCTCCTATCGAGAAGGACTTCTCCCGCAAGGTCGGTGATGTCCGCTTCTCCGCCCCCGTTTCCATGCGTCAGGGTTGGAGCCGCGTCCGTCTTCAGCACAAGATCGGTGGTCGTGAACTCGGTAAGCGTCTCGCCTGCCGCATCCCTATCACCAAGGAAGTCAACGGCAAGATTCAGCGCACCACTGTTGATCGCTGGATTTACAACGTGACTTGGGAAATCGAGAAGACCTGGGCCGAGTACAAGAACAATGCTCTTGACCGCGGTGTCTCCACCCGCTTCGAGAATGGTGAGATTTCCAACTTCGGTATCTCCGGTCTGCCTAATGAGCAGGGCTTCGGCTTCCGCCAGCAGCAGGCTCAGGGTAACATGATGTATTACAACAAGTTCTCCATCGACCTCATGACGGATGCCCTGATGGGTCTTTCCGCTGGTCGTCTGGACTTCAAGAACCGCAAGTTCGTCGTTCGTACCGGTGAGCATGGTGCCGATCAGTTCTCCAAGGCCGCGAAGCGTGAGATGTCTGGCTGGATGCCTATCTATTCTGCTTCCGCCCCGTCCTACATCACCAAGGGCCCGGAGACCAACTTCACAAACGGCAACGCCGCTACCATCGCCGACCTTCAGGTCACGAAGTGGGTTTCTTCCAACGGTCTTGAGGTCACCGTCATGATCGATTCCAGCAAGGACGATCTCCAGACCAACAAGATCATGCATCCGCTGGGCGGTACTGCCGAGTCCTATCGTTACGACATCTTCTATGCCGGTGACGAGGACCAGCCGAATGTGCAGAAGTGCGTGGTGAAGGGCATGCCGGAACTTCGTGGTTATCAGTGGGGTCCGTTCGCCAACCCGTTCACGGGCGAGACGAACAACAACTTCGCTTCCTACGACGAGGATTCCGCGGTGGTCCACTACAAGGCTACGCTCGGTCTGGTCGTTCTCGATCCGACCCGTTGCGTCTCCCTCATCCCCGCTATCCTTCAGGCTTAATCTGTAACAATAGGAGAAGATAATTATGGAAAGAAAAACTGCAAAAGCTAAAGAAGAAATGAGCGAAGTCAAGGTCAATCCGCTGCGGAACGAACGCATCTATGTCAGATGGGTCCCGAAGGACAACGGGCTCGAGAAAAGCCATGTTGCCTACGGCTCCCGTGTTGACGGTGCTTATTCCGTGTTCGTGGTTCCTGTTCTCCGTTCCACCGGCAAGTACAAGAATGTGCTTACTGACGCGGAGAAGGATTTCCTTGAAGAAGCCCTTGGCCTTGACTACAACGCTCTGTCCGTCTATAAGAAGGAGAACAACTTCTGGGACGACTACAAGGTCCGCATCGACAATGCGAAGGAGGGCCTGCACTTGAACCTCGCTGATCCCGAGGATTACATCAAGTATAAGGTTCTTCTTGCCAACAGCGACCTTATCGCCCCTTCTGTTCAGGAGCGCATCGACAGACCTAAGAACACTTATCAGTTCGAACTGGTCCGTGAAAACGAGGAAGACTCCATCGAGACCGCCAAGATGGATGCGAAGATGCAGAGCTACAAGGAATTCATGAAAGTCGAGAACGACCTTGACACCATGCGTGTCCTCGTCGAACTTCTTGACGCCCGCCCTTACTCGCCAAACGAGAAGGCTGTGTTCCTCAAGTCCCGTATCAGTTCGCTCATCGAAAACGACCCGAAGAAGTTCCTCGCTCAGATTACCGATCCTCTCCTTCACGCCAAGGTCCTCATCCGTCGCGGTACGGAAATCGGCGTTCTTTCAAAGCGTGGCGACCACTACTATTTGAAGTCCGACAATTCCCCGCTGTGCGATATGGGTGAAGACCCGACGCTGTCCATCGCCGCCAAGTATCTTAACCTTCCGTCCCATCAGGATATCAAGTTCATCCTCGAGAGCGAGGTCGGAAAGAACCGTAATGCCAAATGAAGAACTGCGAAGAATGGGAGAACGGGTTTGACCTATTGTACCAGAACATAACCAGCAATCAGGCTCCCGGTCATAACTCCTATGAAAAGAGTGTTTTTCTTACCGAAGCTGAGTTCGCTGTCGTCATTGGTCTGTACAACGGAAGCATCAAGCATTCTTTCGAGGAGACCGAGGAGCTGACGAGTTATCTCGCCAATCTTGTCTGTCAGGAAGACTGCAATGTCGCTTCCGATGCTCCCAAGATCGTAGACAATTCAAAGGTGTACGAACTGCCCGAAGACCTCCTGTTCATTACGCTCGAGATGTGCAAGATATCCGTGGATGGTTGCGGCGAGAAATCGGCGATTGTGACTCCGGTGACACAGGACGAATTTTGGCGTACATACCGCAACCCGTTCAGGAAGCAGAATACCGAAAAGGTTCTCCGTCTTGCCTACGGTGCATCCGATGAAATTGGAAGCAGCCTGTATTCTTCCCGATACTCCGAACTCGTCAGCGACTACGAGATCGGGAAGTATACGGTGCGGTACATCAAGAAACCTGAACCTATCATCCTGTGTGACTTGGAAGACGGACTTACCATCGAAGGCGAAAGCGAGGCCAAGACCTGCAAGCTCAACGAGCATCTCCATCAGGCGATTCTCGAGGAGGCTGTCAGAAGGGCCAAGGCAGTTTGGCTTTCCTAACTAATCGAAACCAATAAATAACTCATAAGCTTATGGCAAATTTCAACACTTACCAGACTCGCAACCTTTATGTTGTGAAGGATTTCCTTGCTTCCGGTGAGCCTGATTCCGCTGGGGAGCTGGCGATGGGCACCGCTGCTACTGGCGAGGTTTTCTTCAAGTATTTCAACGGTGACGGTCAGCTCACTCGCACGGATATTATTTATCCGAAGAACATCGTCAGCCTGAAGAAAACTGCCGCTGCGGACATGGACATCAAGCTGAAGAAGCATACGCTTGCCATCGATACCACCAAGGTCACCCTTGCGAATCTCGTCGGCAAGACCCTGTCCTGCATCATCACTTTCCATCAGGTCGGTTCCTACGACATGAACGACACGTTCCGCGTTGTCGCCACCGTCGTCGGTAACTCCACCAACACTGCCAATGCCACCGCCTTCCACAAGGCTCTTGCTGAGGCTATCGCCCTTGTCCTGCCGAAGCGCGACTTCCCGATTGCCCGCGTGTTCAGCAACGGCTCCGAAGTCACTCCGGCTATCGCCAAGGCTGGTTCTGCCACTGGTGCCGCTGCCGGTGTCGTCCTCGTGGAGACTCCCCAATCGTATCGCCGTGGCCTGAAGAGCAACGAGCAGTATCCGTTCTCCGTAGCTTTCGTCCTGCACGACGGCAACCTCGACGACATCGCTTGGGGCACCGACACCGTTGCCGACAGTGATGTTAGTGGCTACACCGTTATCCCCAGCGTCTATGGCATCGCCGATCTCGAGGCGTTCACCATGGGCGAGCGTGGCGATGACAAGCGCGGTTATGCGTATCCGATGAACTATGAGCCGACTCCGCTCGTCGACCTGACCAAGAAGTACGACCTGGTCTCCGTCGAGTATTTCTGGCAGGGTTCCGCCGAGAACGTCCAGAAGAGCCCGCGAATGATTCAGTTCGCTTGCGAGGTCTCCGGTTCCGGTTCCCAGGCCACCAGCGATGCGGATGGCATCTACGATGCCCTCGCCGCTGCGATGGCTGGCGTCGCCTCTTCCTAATCGAAAGGGTTAACGTAACATAATATGATGACTGGGGCGGGAGAGATCTCGCCCCTTCTTTTATAGAAGAGATGGTACTCGTAGTTATACCGTATCTCGCCAAGGACGCACAGGGTACGGAACTCGAACTCGCAGTTGCCGGGTGGAGGAAGCATTTCAAGGAAGAATTCAAAATAGTTGTTGTCGGGGATTATCATCCGATAGTCGATACCGGTGATGACATAACCTTCATCAACTGCCCGAGGGTCAAGTGGCCTGGGAAAGGAAACTACTGGGCGCATATCGATCATGTGAATAAGTTCAGGACGGTATTCAACGCCTATCCAAAAACGGATGGATTCATATATACCTGTGATGATATTTACGCAGTGAGGGATTTCACGCTGGAAGATGTCAAGAAGCCGAAGGTCAGAAAAATGCAGATAGAAGGTTCGTTCACTTCTGCAAATGCATGGGTTGTAGACAATTACAGAACGAAGAAAATCTTGATGGGTCGTAGACTTCCCACGATGAACTGGGTTTGTCACCTGCCTGTATGGTACGAGTGGGATAAGTTGTTTGACATCTATGACGAGTATGACTGTGATACCAAGAGCCGCGTTGTTGAACAGTTGTACTTCAATACTTATTTTGCTGATTCTGACTATGTTGTAATTGAAGAGGAGCCGAATGATTATCAGTATAAGGTATGGGAGCGGAAAGAAGATATGGAAACTTTGAAGGATATGATAGAAAAGAAGATTTGGATATCCAATTCCTTCAGGGGATGGAAGCCAGAAATGGAGTCTATCCTTCGCGAACATTACGGCTTGTAAAGCAACATCTTTATTCTATGTAAGTAAAGGAGTTTGGGTTGAAATCCACTCTCCTTTTCTTTTTACATTTGGACAAATAAATGTGTTATGGTTACTTTCAACGAGCTGCGAATATCCGATGATTACAGTTGCCTTCTGATTGACTGCGAGATAGAGCGTGTCGATATCTACAAGAACATGTATATCAAGTCGGTATATCTCGAATATTATAAGAATGCGAATGCCGCTTCAATGCCGTCCAGCAAGGCTGTCTGCATCTATGAGAATACGAATGACGACAACAAGGTAAGGGCTGTCCGCCTTTCTGTTGCCGAGTCTGCGCTTGGAAGAATGAATATGGGGACATCCACTTTTAGGAATGGCCTGTTCTATGTCATCGTCAACTGTGACGGAACACTCCCTCATTCTATTCCTAACTATCCATGCGGATACGACGATCAGGTGAAGATTGGCGCCATTCTCGACTGGAAGGCGTTCTATAATACAGGGATGTCCTATGTGAACTCTCTGTTCAACGGCTGTAATCCCTGCCCGGATCTTACGGGCTTCGAACACTTCGCCGTTCTCTGGGAGGCGCTGAAGATGGCCCTGTCCACTTGTGACTGGAACCTCGTTTCCGACCTTTGGGACAAGTTCCTTCTTTCTCCCGACAATCCGTTTGTTCAGACAAGCGCTCGTCCTTCTGGTTGTGGTTGTAGATAGTTGAATTATGTTACAGGTAATTGACGAGGGTAGGGCCCTTGATACGACAACCAAATATTTCGATATCCTGAAGAACACAGGATACATCAAGCCGGGAATGATGTCCCGCTTCATGCTTTACCTGTTTCTTATCGATTTCGTTGACAGCACGCACCGGTTCTTCTCCGAGGAAGATTATAGCGCAGTAGATAACGCGTTGCGTAAACTGTTCTCCAATGGTGGATGTCTGCTTCCTTATTCCGTGTTCTGCACGAACAAGGTTACGATTGGTCGTAACGAATATATGGGCGTGCTTAAGAATAGGATTACGGAGGACTATGCGGTTGACGAGAATGGTAATGCTATTCCGAACAAGGATAGATATACTCAGGACGATTACATAAGAGTAATTTAGTATGGCTACATTTGGAGAAATCACATATGCGGTCCTCGATTTACTCAAGGAAAAGGCAGATGATGCGCACTTCACCGAGGAGCATGTCATCTTCTTCGCATCGCATATTCGGAATCTGTTGCTCGAGCGGAAGTACAAGAACTCGCGCAACCAGACATTCACTCCGATGTCTGACGAGAACCTTCAGGACATTTGCCTTACGCTTGAGCCGACGGAGATGCTACCGTCTGGATGCACTGGTCTTTGGCTTCATTCCATCGAGGAAATTCCAGACACCATCAATGTCTCCAACACGACGCTCTCTACTATCAGCGATATGATTCAGTCCACCGTGACTTTCATTCCGCCGGAGAGAATGCCGTATGTCGGATACAATAAGTGGTTGAAGAATATCATCTATGCCGCCAAGAGCAATGACGGGCACCTGTACATAACCGGCAACCATCCCCAGTTCATGTATCTGGAAAAGGTCAGAATGACTGCTGTATTTTCCGACCCGAGAAAGGCGGCGGAGTTGTCCTGTGACGGTGATGGGAGCGGCAAGTGCAATATCCTTGAGATGAAGTTCCCGCTTGAGAGTGCGCTTATTCCTTCCTGCATTGAACTCACCGTTCAGGAGATGATGGGTTCCAGATATGCACCGGAAGACAAGCAGAACGATGCGAAGGATGGACTGGCTGACGCGGCTGTAACGCAGCAGAGACATCCGAGACCTGTCGAGAACAGCACTTACAAACCGAGACAGGAGGCTGAAGAATGAGATTGGCATTCAGCGGACAGGCAAGATATCCTGACATGACCGACGGCTACGAAGTGTATGTCAGAAGGACGAGAAAGAATGAACCGGTAAACCTACATACATATACGGCTATCGTCAAGGAATATTGCAGTCTGCTCGCTGAAGATTTGAAAAAGGAAGGTGCCGTAGACCTTCCGTGCGGATTGGGAACGGTTGCAGCGGTGACGATACGGAAAAGCCCGCAGTATCGTGGAGACAAGTTTGTCGGATACGGAGGCTTCAACTGGGAAAAAGGACATTTTGATGGAGAGCCGGAAGCGTTCAGCATTACCTATCTTCCAAGAAGGGACAAGAACAAAAACTTGAGATGCTACGGCTTCGTCGCGAACCGAAGACTGTTTAAGAAGATGAAGGAACTGTATCGGTCTTATGACTGTCCGTGGGTTCCGATTGAATATGGAAAAGAAATGATATGAACCAGACAACCAACATACGAAGAATCCTTGACAGGGTGATGCGTCATCCGATGATGCGAGACATCCCTTTCGAGACTGCCGTCGAATATGCAATTGACTTCATCGAGCTGATGGGGACTCCGGCGCTGTATGACGAGAAGACGGCAATCGTTGATGTCCATAATTGGCGCGGTCAGTTGCCCTGTGATTTCGTTGAGATGATCCAGGTAAGAATGGCTGGTCGTCAGCACGCAAAACGCTGGCTCGACTGTTGCCGAAAGCCCGGATTCTTCGGTCCGGTCTATCGCTATTCCGGTCATTCGTTTCATATGTCCGATATCAAGCCGGATGCTTTGCTCACGGGTGAACTCACTTATAAGACGCAGGGAATGGTCATCTTCACCTCCACGAAGGATGTTGATGTCGAAGTTGCATATCGCGGTTTCGCTGTTGACGAGGAGGGCTATCCGCTTCTTCCCGACAACGCGTCTTTCCTTCGCGGACTTGAGAACTACATTAAACTACAGTGGTTCACTATCCAGTTCGATATGGGGAAGATATCGCAGCAGGTGTTCGCCAATGCGCAGCAGGAATATTGCTGGTCCGTTGGTGATGCCCAGAATGAATTCTCCCGTCTCGATCTCGACAAGGCGGAAACGCTGTTCAATTCGTTCAAGACCTTGCTTCCGAGAAACAACCAGCACTGGAAGGCGTTCTTCGACAACGGTGCAAAGGAATACTGGAAAAGACATTAGGGTATGAAACAGAAGGCATTCGTCTTACAGAACAAAGGCATGAACCGCGACCTGTCCATTTCAAAGGCAGGCGAGTCTTCTGCGTATGAGAATCATAATATCCGCATCATTGCCCGCGATCACGACACTCTTCTATCTGTGACCAACGAGCGCGGGACTAAGGAGATTCCGCTTCCGGAACTTCCTGGTAAAGTTGTCGGCTGGAATGTTCTGAAGAATCACATCATCCTTTTCCTTCACGACGATGCAGTGAAGACGAATACTGGCGAATAAAAGATTAGACATATGTCCATTGCAAGCATACGGTTATCAAAATACAGCGTCGTTGTCAATAAAAATGAACAGGCCCAGATCAAGGCCGAAGTAATTACTGATACCGGCGCTGTAGACAAGAGTGTCGTCGAGGTCATAGTCGAAGACAAGGATGTCGTTCGCTATGTTGGCGGTTCCGTAGCCAAGTATAAGGATTACTATGATACGGTTATAACTATCAAAGGTGTATCCGCCGGTTCTACTACTGTTCGTGTCTATTCGGTTGTAGATCGCAGTAAATATGCGATATTGAATGTCAATGTCGTTGCCAATGACGAGGTTCCTGGAGAAAACTATCACATCCCTTATACTATCTTTCTTGCGCCGGAAGAAGTAACGGTTCAGAAGAACCAGCTGTTCTGCGTCCGCGCAAGGGGTATGGGTGGCGATTACAAGAGCGAACTCGTCAAGTCACAGAACTATCGTGGTCGTTGGGAATTCGTTCCTGACGAGCAGTCCGTAAATAAACTCACGCTTGAATACAAGCAGGAGTTTGGAGGAACGAATACGATAACATGGTTCAAGGCTCACTCTGCCGGTACATATCATATAAAGGTCTACAATCCTACATACCCGGAATTCGGCATCGCAACCTGCACCGTCCATGTCGTCAATCAGAAAACAGAAGATGAAGGTCTTCGGCTTGTTTGTGGAAATGACAGCATCGAGTTCTATTATAACGACGATATTTCGATTTACGAATCTACAGCGATAAGGAAGAATCCGTTCAAGACGAGTTTAGTCGTTTACGACAATGACGAATTCGAACAGATTGAAGACCATACGACGGATATAGGCTGGATTATTCCTGAGACAAGAGTCGTATCCTTTATCAATTCAGAGAAAGATTTTGTCCGTATAGCCCGCGGCTATGATTACGGCATCGTCCCGGTTACCTTTTACCTCAAGTCCAATCCGTATATCTATTATCCGGTCTGGGTCGAGGTCCTTGGCGGTTACTACGAGAAATATATTTCTCCTGTCAATCCCGAGCCTACTGATGTTGTCGAGATAGAATTATCCGAGAACGTCAAGGTTGTCCAGAAGGGCGGAGCGGATGGAGTCGTTCTTGCTTTCGGAAAGAATTCCAATGGCGATGTTGGCGGGCGCATCAAAGTTCAGAGACTTGATGGAACCACTACCGCGAATGTCTCCGTTTTCAGCGATACAACCGAGAACGGAAAGTATCGTATATACATCCGTGCTAATGCTGATGTTCCTGACGGCGTCATATACTACAATGTCTATTGTGAGGAATTTCCGAACGTAACGAGACTTCTGACCGTTCACGTCGTTGAAGACCCGACGGATTATCTCGTGCCCATCAATAAGGCTGTTACCGGAATCAAGCTTGACAGGAATACGCTCAGTCTTGGCGTCGGAGCCAAGGCGCATCTTGGTTACACCATTTATCCGAACGGCGCATATATTCAGGATGTATCTTGGTCGAGTTCGAATTCTGATATCGTTACCGTTGACCAGAATGGCAATGTTGTCGGTGTTGGCAAGGGTAATGCGCTCGTCACAGTAACTACGGTAGACGGTGGATATACAGACACCTGTCAGGTTTCTGTCGGGGGTTACATCCAGGTGACTAATCTTTCTGTTTCTCCGAAGAGCCTTAACCTCGTAAAGAATACTTCCGCAAAACTGACGGCAAGTATCACTCCGAGTAATGCTACTGATAAGACCGTGACTTGGACAAGTCAGGACTCGTCTATAGCGATTGTCGATGCGAATGGTAATGTCACCGGTATCAGCGCCGGGTACACTACCATTACCGCGTCGGTTGACGGTGGTGTCATTAAGGATGTTGTAACCGTTGCCGTGTTTGACGACGAGTCGGATATCCCGTCCACGAACCCGAATCATCCTGAATTGAATGTCAGGTCGATAAGTCTGTCCAGCAGCAATGTAAGAATGCAGGTCGGAACCTCCCGCAATCTTGTTGCCACCGTCACTTACGAGGATGGCCATCGGACTATCGCCGCCGAGATGTCCTTGTGGTCCTCGTCTGATACGAGCATTGTATCTGTCGGAGAAGACGGACACATTCAGGCGCTTGCGGTTGGTGTCGCTGTCATAACGGTTCGTGCGAAGGATAATCCTACCGTTAATGCCAGATGCACCGTTACTGTCGTGAACAGCGGTTCTGATATCGATCAAGATACGGAAGAGAAAGAATCTGTCGATTATATCTACAGGATAGATTACGATGGCGATTCCTTCAAGGCGGACATGCTCTTCTCCGGGAATCTCGGGTTCTCTCTTGACCATCCTATTGAGTCCGTTGTCTATTACGAGACTGAAGACATCCAGAAGATATACTGGGTGGACGGCATTCATCCGCTTCGTTTCATGAATTTCATGGCTGAATCAGGATCTGAAGAAAGAGTAAGGTGGGCAGATGGTACTTACTTCGATTCAAATAGAAGCGTCAATTTTGGCGTTGAGGTAGATGTATCGAAGAGCAATTCCGGAAATACAAGAGCGAATGGCGTTGTCCAGTATCTCATGACCTATTATAACAAGCATGGTCAGGAGTCCGGATACGTTTGGATTTCCGATTTGATTTACCTGTCTCCTGTTAATACCGGTGGTTCTGCTGACGGTACGAACATGAATGCTGTTACGCTTCGTCTTTCCAATCTTGACACAAGGTTCGATCACTTCAGAATTTATTCCGTGTTCCGTAGTGCGCTTGACGGGAAGACTGTATCGTATATCGTATTTGATGGGACAACGAATGTGGGCGAGGTTATTGTCATTGATGACAATTCTCATCTTGTGTCTATAGATTCTTCGCGTCTTCTTTATCTTGGAAGCCAGTTTGTAAGAGCTTCTACACTTACGCACAAGGATCAGACGTTGTTCCTTGGCGATATTCAGTCTGTAGGAAAAGAATATTACAACGATCTTGAGACAATCATAAAGGCGACGATGTTCGCCGATGTCGAGAAGGGATTTGCGAATGATTGTATCCGATTCGTGTATTCCGACGGTAGCACTAATAAGCCAGACATTCCATATGATTCCGGAGAAAACTATGTCTACAATAGCCAGCTGGTAGATTCATCGTCCAAGATTACAACATTCAAGGGCGGTGAAAAATATCGTTTTGGTTTAAGCTTCAGGCGTGGCGACGGAACGATGACCGAAGCCTTCTGGATTGGCGACAAGGTAAACGATAAGTATCCTGTCATAGATGGGAACAAGATTCATCGTGTGGTTGTCGAGTGTTCGCTCCCGGCACAGCTGGTTTCTTTCATTAAAGAAATTGGCTTTACTACGGCAAATCTTATGATTGCTGAGGCCACGAATGCCGACAGATCCGTAAAGGCTCAGGGCATCATTAACCCTACGGTTTTCAATGTTTGGGACAGATTTAAGAATCGCACTTACTCCTCGTCTTCTTGGATAAGCCGTCCTAGGCAGTCTGATTATGCGTGGAAGCATTTCCAGCCGATCAACAAGTCTACCGTGTCTACCGGTGAGATCCAGTGTAACTACTGGACTACCGATGAAGATCCGAATCCATATTATCGTATAAAAAATTATGGCTCTGACAATTCTTCGTATGACGAAGTTTTTGACAGCGGGCTTGATTTCGATTATTTCGTTATACTGTATAAGATCGCAACGCGAGGTGCGGTATACCAAAATTATGGGAGTTTTATTCTTGTTACTGCAAAATTAATCTCCTTTACCCCTGAGGCGATTAGTGAATTAAACAATTACGATTTTTATTCGCAGCAATTCGTACTTGCGTTACAGGAACTTGCTTCTGAAATTTTGCGATGGTCTCCTCTTGGAATTCAAAAGGACATATCGAGAACATATACTGTTCCTTCCGGCAATTTCGCAATTACAATTTATACGACAACTTGCGATTATGGGAAATATCGTGGAAATGATACAAAGAATCATCTCCATAATTGTATAGCTTCCAAGTTGCTTGAATATTCTATTCCATCTCAGTATATAGTTCCGCTTGATCAAGATGGTCTTTTCTATCAGTGGTGCGTTGCAACGCACGACAATATGGAAACTGACTATTTTTTCCAATATAATACCGGTCTTGTCGCTAATACTGATTCTAGGGCTGCTCTTAATATCAGGCGCGGACAGACTGATAGATGGTACTCTGTGTCAGATGTTGATGTTTCTTCTTCGCCGGATTATGCTCCTTCATATTATAAGAAGCATTTGATGTTCATCGACGAGAATACAATCACGCTTAACTCGCCCGAATTTGACCATGAGGCGATGCTTCTTGATAACGCCGATAAGTACAAGCTTCGTATAGTTGGCGTGGCTAAAATATCTAGCGTAATATCTGATTACACCGTTGATGCTTCTCCCGGTAAATTGGTTGGCGAAAACCTTGTTAATCAGAAATTCGGTGTTCCGAACGGAATTCTTTCTTGGCCACTGTGGAGGGAATATGGTATTACCGAGCGAAATGAATCCGATGATGCTCCCGAGTTCCATCATTCTACAAAGAACAGGCGGCTTTGGGATTCTATTGATTATATCCGCGATGGAAGCATTCGTCGTTATTGGTTGCACATGTGGCACCATCCGGGAAGCATTACGACATTTGTTTCCAATGATCAGAATCAGGATGGAAGTTTCACTCAGGTTGATGAGACATATTCTGAGCTTCATTCCAAGACATTTGCCAACTTAAAGTATTCTAATGTCACATGGTATAATAACCTCAATGTGACGAACAATACTTATGACCTGGAGTCCGTTAGGCTTTTCAATTATACTTCAAGCCAGTATGTTGGTCTTAAGGTCGGTGGTGAGACGAGATATTATGACGGCGTTGTGAACGAATCGCTTTCGATGCCGTCCAAGCTTCGTTATCCGATACTTTATTCTTCTGGTTCATTCGCTACCGCTGATGATCAGGATTTTATCATTGTTGATGATAATCAGGAGAATACGATGTTCTCCGACATCCCTGTTCAGATAACTTATTCGTCAAGTCCGCATCTTGTCATGAGCCTTCCGACGAATATTCTGAATGGATATGTCCAGACAATCTTGCCCCGTTTTTCAAGTCATGTGAATGAATCCGTAATACTGCCTACTCGTACTTCTGATATTACTGGCTGTGTTCTTCCTTGGGCGAAGAAGAGCGAAGATGCGTTTTATCCTTTCAAGGATTATTCCGTTAACCAGGGGACATTTGCGCTTTCTGGTAATCCTATCACGAATACGGCGAGAACGATTGGTGAAGACGATAGTTATCTGTACATCGGGGAAATATATTACCCGTTCGATGATGACACCAGATACGGAGGGACGACGGAGTCTGCTGTTCAGAACAATCGCTTTATCATAGCCGGTCCTCAACATCTTGTATCCGATATGACCGCCGACGGCATCAGCGATATCTTGATTGGAAACCAGGGTGATACTTATTTCCAGAGATGGGACTGTCTGAAAACAAAGCCGTATTCTACCGGTGCTGTTAACAATGTCGTCGACATCACATCTGTTATGATCGAGACACATGTGAACATTGACGGAAGAACTGACTTGCAGCGTGGCGTGAGTCATTTGGCGTCCATTGATGCCGAGAAGTTCGGGCAGATTAATCCGGTCTATTCCCAGCACAATAATTTCATTGTGCAGCGGGATCTGGATTCTGATTTCAATCTCGATTCTTATCGCTCTTCCATTACATGGTCGCTTGAAAAGCACGACTCTGAAGACATTGACGAATGGTCTCATGTTACACTTGCAAGCACGCTGAAGCTTGATGGCGACAAAGGTATTTGCAGAGCCCTTCGCAGAATGGGCAATAGTATAATCGCTTTCCAGGATCGCGGCATATCCGAGATTCTGTTCAACTCCAGAACCCAGCTTTCCACGCAGGATGGAGTTCCTGTTGAGATTGCGAACTCTGGCAAGGTTGACGGCAAACGTTATATCACGAACAAGTACGGCTGCGTGAACAAGTGGTCTATCATCGAAGGCAAGAATGCATTGTATTTCGTTGATAATATCAACAAGGCATTCTGCTCATTCAATGGTCAGGCCATTGACAATCTGTCCACGCGTCTCGGATTCGGTGCTTGGTTCCGCGAGATAAACAATATTGAGCCTTGGGCTCCGAGCAAATTCAATAATATTGTATCGTATTACGATAAGGTTCACTCGGATATCTATCTTGTCCGCAAGAATGACGATAAGCCTTGTCTCGTTTACAATGAAACGCTCGGTGCATTCACCAGTTTCTTCGATTATCGGGAGGTCCCGATGATCACGAATGTCGAAGACCGACTCGTGTCGTTCCGGGACAATAAACTCTGGCTTCAGAACGAGGGCTTATATTGTAACTTCTTCGGGAAGCAGTACGATTACTGGACACAGTATCGCGTCACTCCTGATCCGTTCGGTGACAAGATTTGGACGAACATTGATTACAGGGCAGACTTCTTCGAAGTGCTTGACGACAATGCCGAGCCCATTGTTTCCGAAACTGAACTCATCAATGGAGACATCGATGACACCTATAAGGAGTGGGAGACATTCACGGACTTCAAGGTCTGGGATGAATATCAGGATACCGGCTTTACGCTGTTTGCTCACGAACAGTTTAATCGTGATGATGTCCGTAAGAAGTTCCGCATCTGGAGACTGGTTATCCCGAGAGCTCTGAAGGAAGGAACGAACAAGCATGGTATGGACCGAATTCGTAATCCTTGGATTAACCTGCTTTTCCGCAAGAACGATGTTGACGGTAAGTACCTGATGCAGTTACATGATATAGTTGTTAAATATTTTGAATAATGGCAACTTGGTGGGATAATATGTACAATCAGTCTTTTGTCGGGTCGTATCAAGACGCGGCAAGAAGGCGAGCGCAATTAGCTGAGGCTTACGCAGCCAATGATAATGATTCTTGGTATGGGCGTGAAGATCAGTATAATGCCGAGGATTCTGCCCTTCGCGCACAGCAAGGCCAGGCTGTTGCCGGTGGCATTGTTGCTGGTCTTACTGGCGCAACAACTCTTCTGTCAAATGCATTCAAAGATGCTCAGATTCGTGACACCACGATGCAGGAGAATCAGATTGCTGATCTCCGTAATGCCGGTAATATCAATTATAACAACTATGATCAGCTTGCGAATGACTATGCTCAGACCAATTTCAATCCGCAGTTCAATTATCAGGATATCCGCGGAATGACTACTGGTCAGCAGGTAGGTTCTGTTGCGACTTCAACGCTGTCCGGGGCAATGACCGGATTGCAAATTGGTGGACCTTGGGGTGCGTTGGCTGGAGGTGTTATCGGTCTCGGTACTGGTCTTGGCGGAGTTCTTACTGGAAACTCCGCAGCAAAGACAAGGCAGGAGACATTGCAGATTGATTCCGACTTTGCTGCTGACGCTTCACGGCAGAACTTTGCAGCAGCTCACGAGCGGATTGGAGACAACATCCATAGGCAGAATGCGGTCAATGCCGTTGCCAATGGCGGTCCGATCAGAAGACAGCAGAGCATCAAGGAATATGCTGACAAGGTTCTTGGACAGAAAGCGGTTCAGAGAGAAAGGAAACCTTCCAATGTCCAGCGAATAATGACAAATGGTGGATGTGTTTATCGAGTAAAAGTTAAATAAGATATGTCGAAGTTTGATACCCATGGCGGATATTTTGCGCCGAAAGATTATCTGAGAGTCAACGAGGGCGGTTCCCACGAGGAGAACCCCAACGGTGGCGTTCAGATTGGAGTTGACCCTGAAGGCAATCCGAATCTCCTTGAAGAAGGTGAACCGGTGTACAAGGACTATGTTTACTCCGATAACATTGAAGCCGAGGAACAGTTTCTTGTAGACAACAATCTTCCGAAGAAGTATACAGGAAAGCTGTATTCCAAGATAGCCGATGATTTGTTCTCAGAGGCAGAGGAGAGACCGCTTGATCCGATTTCTCGTAACGGTCTTGAAGCTCTTCTTGGTAGACTTGCAGATGCTCAGGAAAGTCAGAAGCAAGCGAAGGAACAGAGAGACTTGGAAGATGAGCTGGCTCAGCTTTCACCGGAAGAACTTGACCAGTTGGAAGCGATGCTTGCTCAGGGAGAACAGGAACAGATTGCTCCGGAACAGGCACCGATGGAAGCTTCTCCTGAACAGATGATGGGGCCTGCTGAATCTATTCCGACAGAAGGAATGCCAATGATGGCTAATGGTGGATTTCTTCGCGTATTTGGTGATGGCACTCCAGGTCGAGTTGTCCCCGGAGATCCGGGTGTTAAACCGCAAGGTTCTTCTGTAGGCGGCGGTGGACGAGAGGTTTTTTCTTTTGACAACCTGAATTATGGCGACAATTATGTGGCACCAGAGGTCCCTTCGCTTCTTGAAATGGCTCTTGGTTCTGACAATAAAGTTGTACGGGCTATTGATGATGCACAGGAATGGTGGGATAATTCAACTGTTGGGAAAGTTGCCAGTTTCTTAATTCCGGAAGATGCGACTCAGGCATTTGGTTCTCCGCTCATGCGACAGGCTGGTAGAGTCACTGGCCCGATTGGAAGAAGTGTATGGCGTGGCTTGAAAAAGATAGGTAATGCGATTAAGAATGCACCCGGTAAACTCGTTGAGGCTTCTGGTAGAAAGACAATGCTTCAGGAGGCACGCGCCGTCGTAGATGAAGCGAAAGCCGCCTCAAGCGCAGCTAGAAATACCGCGAATGCTATTGCAGATGAAGTAAAGATTGCAAGAGCTAATCTTGCCGCAGATCCTAATAACAAAGCACTCCAGCAAACGCTTGCAGAACTTGAGGCGAGATCAGCAAGGGCGGATGTCGACGCACTGAAAGCATCAGCGAAGACAACTCGTGCTCAAGTTGAGGCAGCTAATAAGACCATTGGTGCATTTACCGGTGGACCGATGTATAACCGGGCCGCTCTTGAGGAAGAGATAGCCGGACTTGAGAAGATTTATAAGGAGAAGTCCGCGTTGGCTGCGGCAGAGGGTGCCACCGATGAGGTTAAAGCAGCGGCAGAAGTTGCTGCAAAAGAACTCGAGAAAGCCAAGAGCGCCAAGAATAAATGGTGGAATCATGGCGAGTGGCAGTATAAGATGCCTATTGTTGGTAGCGGTATCGGATATGGTGTGCATGCTGTTGAGGAGGAAAAGCACGATAATGCAAAACATAGAATTCTCGCTAATGGCGGAAATCTTTTTTGGCCAGGAGGATATAAATCTCCTTTTAGCTATGGGGTTCTTCGTAATTTCCCGATGACGCTTGGAACATCCGATGTTGTGCCTCCTGTTTTTACTATTGGTAATGGCGCTATCGGTTCCGGTATTCTTCGTTCGAACACTATCCTGGAACCATCTTATGTTTTTGCAGATGCGCCATCATCTCCGTCTGTCAGTGGTGTTGCGACAAGCAATCAAGATGGGATTCATAATGCATTTGTGATAAATGATGAGAACCATTCTTCGGAAGTGCTCGCTCCGTCTTATGTATATGCGGATGGTCCTGCTGGCTATAATTTTCCTAATCAGGTAATAAATACTCGTCCTGATGGATTAAAAATAACTCCTCATCCGATTTCTGATATTACATCTTCCGCAGCAGAAGATGACAAGTCGACTTCTGATCCCAACAATCTTCTTCCTACCCGGCCTCGTTATGCCGGGGCTATCGGCTCTGGCCTGCTTGGTTTGTACAATGTATTTCAGCAGCCCGATAGATATACGGTCCCGCACATCAACCCGCAGTTGCCTGAAGGAAGGATTAATCTTCAGAATCAGGTATATAACCCCATTGATCAGAATATGATAGCTAATGCCCAGATCGCACAGGGCAATGCTACCAATCGTGCTTTGCGTAATTCTGGTCTTGGTCCGTCTTCTGCTGCTGCAATCCTTGCTGCTGATAACAATACTACTGGTAATCTTGGCACTGGGTTCATCCAGGCGTGGGAGGCGAATAATCAGAGACGGAATGCTGTAACGGCTGCTAATAATCAGGCGGAAGCGCAACGGGCTCAGTTTGATTACACGGTTGATGCCGCAAGAAAGCAAGCACTTAATGACGCTGCGGTTCGGAACACACAAAACGACCTGATGGTTCAAAGGCTTAATTATGAAGCAGAGGGAGATAAATATAATTCTATCAGTAATCAGATCAGCAATGGTCTACAGGCTCTTTCTGGAATAGGGCAAGAGAATTTTGCCATGAACCAGATTAATACGAATCCGGCATTCCTTGGTTATAGAACGGGTGTTAATGGCGGTATATTTTATAATCCATTAACTGGTAGAATGGAGGCGATATCCACGATTCCAGAAAAAAATACCGAAGCCAAAGTAACCACCGCAACTGCATTAAAACCTGTTCCTGCATTTAATGTTGGTTCTGTCCCTAAGTATAGCAGCGATCCTTTCATGGGATATAATAAAGGGTTGGATCTCACTTTCAGACCGTTAGTCCCGTTCAAGAAGAAAAATAACTAAAAGATATGCCTAAGTTTTTAGTTACAAGCGGCTCTTATTTTCAGCCGTATACATATGATGAGTTGGCTAAGCCCATTATGCAGACCGTTGAGGCTCATAATGCAGCACAGGACTCTTATGATACTTTAGTTGCAGAGACCGAGGCTCTTCGCCAATATATCATGCGAGAGCCAGATGATTCTGAAGCGAGGAGAATGTATGATTCTTATACCGAGAAGCTCACTAACCTTCAGAATAATTTATGGGAGCGCGGATACAATGCCGGAACAAGGCGCGACCTTGCATTGGCCAGGGCCGGATACGCCAGTGATATAACAAGACTTGGAACCGCTATCAAGGCCCGTCAGGATTTGAGCAATGAATATTGGAAGACAAAGCACGAGCATCCTGATATGGTTATGGCAGAAGACCCTGGAACCGCAGCCCTCGACAAGTTTCTTGCGAACGATAGGTTTGGCAGGGATTATTATTCATATAGTGGAACTGCATTTGCCGGCGAGGTTGCCGCAGATGCAAAGGCCAGAATGGATGAGATGCTTAACAATCCAGAGATTCTTGACAAATATCCTCAGCTCAAGGGATATATTCCTATCCTGAAAAAAGAAGGATTTACAAGTGGTCAGGTTGAGGCGGCAACGCTTGCTGTCAGAGCTGCATATAATGGCGATACGCGACTTTTGGATAAACTTGATCCAGCGTCTTCTATTCTCGCCAGTGTCCTTTCTTCGAATCTTAATTCTACCGGAGCGTTTGGCAAGGTCGACAAGTCCGAATTCGATAGGCTTATTGATTATGGAAAGAAAGGTCTTTCCAGTGCAATTGGCAAATCCGACGTCCAATTCTTGCAGGATCTTGATTGGGCGCAGCAGCAGAAGATTGATCTCGAAGACATGCGATATAAGCACAATCTTGATGTTGCAAGGGTTAAAGCTGCCGCGAAGGGTGGTTCCGGTAATGGCAATTCCGTATACGCTCCGAACATTATCAGGCATCGCGGAAATTCTCTCAGAGGACCTTCCGACAAGAATGGATACAACGAGTTCGAAGATAAAAACAAGGTCTATGAGGCATTAAATACGCTGAATGAATTAAAGAAGACGAGTGGTTTTTATAATGAAGACGGCTCATTCGTTGACGCAGTGGACCAGGCGCTTGATGTTTTGGTTGACAGTAAGTACTTTGGTGAGCTAAGCGGCGGGAAAGATAATTATATTACAAAGACCGATCTTGACCCGGTTCTTGCGCAACTAAAGAGTGATATTGACAAGTCCGTTAGCAATGAACATATTTATCAGTTTAGTGTACTTCCTTCTGCCACTTCGAACATCGCGCGTACAGTCTTCAAGCCGAATATAGGAGAATTGTCAGGCAAGAGAAATGCCAAGGTAGCCGAGAGTGTTGCGAAATATTCTGACGGATCGGCTGTAAAGGCAAGCGAACTCAAGGCTCTTCTTGAATCCGACAATCTTCTCATTGGCTTTGATGCGAGAACCGGGAAAATCGTAGTACAGAGAGACGCTTCTGATAATTCGCAGGATGTCGGCAAGTATAATGATAGAATGGTTTATCTTGATCCGAAGACCGTGTTGTATGGAACAACCGCCTATGTTAATGCGGCGCAACTCCAGCACATGTTTGACTCCGCACTCCCGGATGGCGTTCCGCAGGAGGAACAGAATAAGATAGATAATCTTATTGCATCAATGACCACCTATGGAGACACTATCGATCTTCGTTACTTCGCAGACATCCTTATGCAAAACTACGGACCGATGGTGAAAAACGGGAACAATGTAGACCGTGCGGTTTATAATGCATTGGTCAGGTCATTTGCTCTTGGTTTGTTTGACAGCGCAAATACGCCTTGGTCTCCTAATCCATACAAGGAGGGTTGGTCGGCTAAATCCGGTGGAGACAATATGGATACTTCCGGCTATGATTATGATGATGAGGACGAATATTATATTGAATAATTGATATGGCAAATACAGAACAGGGACTCCGTGGATTGACTTTTGAATCCGCTATCGCTCCGAACCCGGGACTTGCAAACAGGCTTAACGATCTTCGTGAAACCGGAGATCCGCGATTCGGGCGATATGAAGACGAACCCGCCAAACGGTTCAGGCAGAGAATGCGCGAAATAGACGAGGAGGGTGAGCTTCTTAATCAGATGCTTAATTGGACGCCTTCCCGAAACGAGCGGATGCAGTCGCAGTATCAGGGGTATCTCGAGACCAATCCATCTGAAGATATCGGTCTTGAAGCCGCGTCGGTTGGTTTTGGCGAATCGCGTTTTGACAGGCGGTTTACCAGCCCGTCTCAACTCAACGACATTGAAGATGCTCGTGCTCGTCAGCAGTCAACGCTTGGTGTATATGGAAACTCCATTGCTAAGATGGGAATTCTCGCCGCCACAACTGCTGCTGATTCCTGGGTTGGACTTCCTGCTGGAATCATTAATCTCGCAGTTGAGTCTTCGAGCGGGAATATTCATTCCGGGCGCGACTTCCTGAATGCGCTTGTCAGTAATCCTGTTTCTGCTTATCTCCAGGGGATCAATGAGAAATCAGAGGAAATATTCAGGAACAACCAGACGTCTGAAGAGCGTAACCGTCCGTGGTGGGAAAATATGTTCACCGCGAATTTTATTGGTGATACCCTCATCAAGAATGCCGGTTTTACTATTGGCGCTGTTGTCGGGGCTAAGGCATCAGTTAATGTTCTTGGTAAATTAACCGGCGCAAAAGAAGCGCGTGATGCGTTCAAGGGTCTTGCCGCGGAGCTCGGTCTTGAAGGCAAGAGTGCCAGTGAAGTTGTAGAAATCTTGGCGAAAGGCTCTACAAGTCTTGAAAAAGAAGCTGCCGTCAAAGCGCTTGCCGAAAGTGCGAAGCAGTTGAAAAACTATGAACTTGGCCTACAGATTGCCGGTGGTCTTCTCGCCGGTACTGGTGAAGCTCGTATTGAGGCCCTGAACGGTGTGTCTGAATTCGAAAAGTCATTGGAAGACATGTACGGTGATTTGGACATGGAGCGAGCTAAGGCAATCCGTCGCATCCAGAGAACGATGGATAAGAACGGTCTTGATATCAATACTCCGGAAGGTAAGGCATATTACGACGAGCAGAAGGCGCTGGTCGACGAGAATTACTATGACCTTAAAGAGCAGATAGCCCATGACAAGGCGATGGTCGCAAATACAATCTTTGCGCTGAACGTTCCGCTTTTGACCGCCGGTGATATGATTCAATGGGGCAAGGCCATGCTTGGTGGATATGCTATCGACAGAAATCTCGTAAAGGGCATCAAGAAAGTCACTGAGAATGCTGCGCTCAAGGGCGCCGCGAAAACCCCGGAAGAACTTATAAAAGCGACCAGGTACGCGTCAAAGGGCACGAAGTTCACGGATTTCCTTGGTAAGGTTGGTGCCGGTTCTAGGAATGTCCTTGTCGAAATGCAGGAAGAAATGAATCAGTCATTCTTTAGCGCAACCGCCAAGGCAAAAGCCATGGGAGATACGACTGAATTCATGGAGAGGCTTTATGACCCTATTGCTGTTGCTGATACCGTTTCGTGGCTCGATGCCGCCAAGGAGGGAATGCGTCAGTCTTGGCTTAACAAGGATGACTGGGTGGAGGGATTCGCTGGTGGCTTCATGGGCTTCTTGGGTCTTCCTTCTATATCTGTCAAGGTGAATGAAAACGGAAAGCGCACTCCGAAACTCACAATGGAAGGTGGTATCTGGTCACCTATTCGCGAGCAGAACGACATGTATGATCGCAGGAATAAGCTTGTCGAGAATCTTAATAACAAACTTTCATCCCCGAGTTTTCTGAATTATTATTATGGCAAGATCGGGAATGCGCATTTTGACTCCATTAAGGAAAGCGCTGTCAAGCAAGGTGACCAGAACTTATACAAGAAAGCCGATCATGCGCAGCTCGTTAATGACGCGATGATGTTTGAGAGAGCTGGAAGATTGCAGGATTTCATAGACATTATTGATTCATTCAGCACTGTTTCCGATGATACGATTGAGCAGATAAAAAAGCTGTTCCCGGCTAGCGACGATGTTCAGAAAATGACGACTTCCGGCATGAGAAATCTCATAAATAAGAATGTCGAGAAGATGAAGCGTCAGCTTGATGATTACATTAAGGTGGCTGATGACATAAAGACTGTGTATGGGAACATGCTGCCTGACGCACAAATCGCCGAAATGACGTGGCAGACCACCCATCTTAACGAAATTGAGCACGATCTTAAGGACATACTCGCGCATCCGGAAACCAGCGCGATGCTCTCTGCTTATAGAACTTCGCATGCGGACCAAACGAAGGACCTGACAGATTATGACATCATCGGTTCTCCAGCATACTTCACTTGGCTAAAGAATAAGTACAAGGACAAGAAGGACACGACAAACAAGTCCGAGCTCGAAGTTGCACTGAAAGATGCCGGTGATGGCATATATGACATGAAGGAGCGCGGAAAGTATATTGATAATATTTCCATGCTTTCCAATGACCCGGAGTTAATTCAGAAGCGTATGACAAGAATTCGCCGTCAGCAGGAAGAACTGCGGCGTATATCCCAAGCTGTCAAAGCTGTTCAGACGCTTTCTACAACTGAAAAGTTATCCGAGTTTGTCAATGCTATGGATGAACTCGGAGACGTCCCGAACGAAACGCTTGCTGATATCAAGAGAGAAGCTGACAGAGGAAACAAGGTTGCCGATGAATACCTGAAGGTTCGCGATATTGACAAGGCGCTCGAAAAGCACGTTAGGGAAATCGCCGAAAAATCTGGTGCCACAGAAGAAGATATCAAGCAGGCTCTTGCCGCATGGAAATATTTCATGCATAATTCCGATACCGCATTTGACCTGACTTCGAAACATTCTGCCAAGGATATTGCTCCGGGTATTGCCGGCGAAAAAGCCGTCGCGCTTATGGACGAAGCTGTTGAGGCGGCGGCTAAAAAACTTAAGACATACGGTAAATTCAAACAGCGTACTATCTCCAAGAAAAAACCAGGACAGCAGGAAGAGCCAGGAGAGGGTAATACCAAGTTCAAGACAACCGGTAATACGCTCACTCAGAAGAAGTTTGAAGAAATCTGTAACGACCTCAAGAAAAACGCAAGGATGGGCCACGATGTTCTTGGTGGCGCAAACATATTGAAGGTTAACCTTGACAAGGCAGATGTCTATTTCGACGGCGTACCCGCGACTGGCATTATCTATCTGTATTATCCGGGAGCTGTTATGCAGAAGGGCGGTAGGGAATACATGCTTCCCGTTGCCTACGACATGAAGGGAAACGAGATAGATCCAGAAGACGTCGCCAAACTTCAGAATGAAGAAGGTCTTGGTCTTACCGAATGGCTTAACGGCAATAATGTTCCAGCCGGAGGTTGGACACCATTGAATGTGAATTTCCCGCAGAAAATAGCTCAGTTCCTTCCTATCGGGAATAAGACAAAGCCGTCGAAGCCAAAGCCCGAGACCAAGAAGAAAGAAGGTAAGGACGCCGGCAAGAAGACTAATCCGCACAAGTTCATTGCTCCGAACATGGATATGGCAATGCTTGGTTCTGATGGTCAGGCTGTCGCGGAAGTTTTGAAAAGTCTTCCCGAAGATTCCGAGCTGCATTTCGGTATGGAAAACGAAGACGGTCCCGTCTATATTCTTGCTGGCGATTCTAATATAAAGATCGGAACACTTCCGGAAGAAGTTGAAGGAGGAGAGACGTATTCCGGTCTTGCAGAATTAAAGGAACTTATCAAGACAGAATATCTTGAAACTGGCAGCAAGAAGAATGCTGATGGTATGTGGATTTCCGAGAAGTATGTTAATCATCTTCGCGAAAAGCAGGACTCCGGCTTTGTAACTACCGAAAGCAACGTTCCAATTGACGAGATTCCTGGATTTGATGGTCTCAAGGAGCCTGTGATCATGTTCGTAAACGACGAAAAGGGTGGTCAGGAATACTATTTCAGCAATAATTCAGTCGACATAAGCCAGGTTCAATTCAGAATGGGCGCCAGTAACCAGATAAAGCCCGGCTTTGCCTATCTCCTTGTTCCCTCCGGAAAGAATAAGTTTATTCCGGTCATGCTGTATACGCAGAATGTAAACAATGATACGCTCGATTTGAATAATCCTGAGGTCATTGCATCCGGATTCGGAAAGCGTGTAAGCGACGCTATCGATAAGATTGTTGCAGCCGTTACAAACAGCAACGAGAAAGAAAAGATTCGACTTTTCAAGCTTTGGGCCTGGGCGTCTAAAACCGAGTCTTCGCTGAACTCGCTCCAGAACTTGCTATATTTCCGTTCGAAGGGAAAGATTAAGACACAATTCTTTATAAAGGAACTGTGTGCTGAGCACCAGGGGTGGTTCACCAATGATGACGTTGTGATGGTAATCAACACCCACTATGAAGATAGCGGTGAAGATAACCCCGTCATGATTGTTCGCGGCAAGACAAAACCAGATGGCAGCGAATATACGCTTCGCGAACAGATTATCGACGCGATGAATGACCTTGAATTCGAGACCGAATCCGGCGAAATCCACAAGGGCCCCATTGCGCAGATAAGTCCGGCTCATTTTAGCGAAGAATCCGACGAGCTATCCGAAAGAATTCGCGAACTTGTTGACGCCAAAATGTTGTTGACCGACGTTAAGGATTTCGATTTGAGCATGCCGTCCTATATCATGGATTACTGGTCTGTTGCTCAGAAGAAGTTCTTGCGCCCCGCTCATCCCGCCGCTGGTTCCGGCAGGGGAACTGTTAAGGTGACGAACAGAAAGACCAAAGGCAAGGGTTCCGAAAAGATTGCAACCATGGAGATTGGCGGAAGGGAGATTCAATTTAATCTTTCTACCGGCGAAGCAAAGATTGGCTCCGGGAAATGGTTTAGTCCAATTACTTCAACGAAATCTATTGATGCCGAAATCAAGAAACTTGGCTTTAAGGATGCCAGGGATTTTGTTCGCACAGCTCGCGCCATTGCAATCATTGCCGATAAGTATGGTAATAGCACTACTGGCGATGGGCGTATCGGCGATAGAGTTCTTCTTAAAGACTTCACCAAGAACAAAGACGAGGGTTTTGTCATTACAGATAATGGCGGAAGGTTTATGACCGCAGACGAGCTCGCTAAATTCAAGAATGAATTGAAGAGCGAAAAGTCCAAGAAAACGACCAGAAAGAAATCCGCCGAGGCTGAACGCGTCAATGAGGCGAGGAAAGAAATCGAGAAGGGGCAGGAAGGGGCAAAAGACGAGGAGCCCGACAATGAAGACGAATTCGAACAGGAGGCTGATTCGAATTTCCGCTCGAGACAGCGCGAAGTCGAAAAGATGAAGAAGATCCATACCGTTAGGCAGGCTATCGAACATCTGAAGAAACATGCCCCGCAGTATTCTGAATTTCTTGATAAGATTTCTGGAATTAGTTTTTATGATGACGTCCTTGTTGAGCTTGCTGACCTTACCGGCGCGAAGTCTTCTCGCGGCGGTTCAACCATTGGAACAAACAAGTTCCGTTTCAATGAGGCTCAAAGTATATTTACCGATTCTATCGTTATTGGTAAAGACTCGCTTGGATATCAGACGCTTATGCATGAGATAGTCCATGCATTCACTGTTGTTGCCTTGCGGTATGACAGGAATTTGTATGAGGACATAAAGTCCGAAATGAACTATCTCCAGGACAGTATTGGTAACAAGCGTCTTTCTCGCGTACTTGGCGCATACGAGTCTGCGTATGCATTCGAGAATCCGTTTGAATTCATTGCCGAGTTTTTCAGTAATCCGAAACTCCAGAAGCTTGCCAAGGAAGTCAAAACTCCCGAGGAGATTGACAATAAGAAACCAAGTGTCTTTGCGCGGATAGTCAGCTTCATAGCTAACAAACTCAAGTCTTTATTCAAAAAGAAGACTGGCTCATATTATACCGACCTGAAGGATAAGCTAATGTCTGTCGTGGACAGGCAGGTCGAATTGCAGGAAACCGGCAAGGTTACATTCAAGACTGGCGAGGAATTTGAAAAAGCGAAACGGATTGCCTCTGGCGCCTCCGTCGATGGTGTGGCCATGTCGACCAAGATACCGACTGTCGAAGAAAACTATAATTACGCCTACGATTGGACTCTTTTCAATGATGGTAATCTTGTTCCTACCAAGGGAAGGTTTACTGGTCCAGGGAAGTATCTTTCGCTTTCTCAACTTGTAGCAGCCAATGACCGGTATTCTTCGCTTATTGGGATGAGGCGCTTCGTAAATTCGAATAATCTTTACGAGTATAATTCAGGAACGGAGTCATCCTTGTTTGGCGTTCGCGACGAGAATTCTGGGGTCTTTGTCGTGGTTCGCGCCCTTCCCGCCGGAGGAAGTGATTATTCCGCCCTGATACGTACCGCTTCCGAAAGCGAGGTTCCTATGATAATAGGCTCAACTTCTGATAACGTTGATTTTTATAAAGCCTTTGGCTTTCATCCCGTACATAGCGGCTCCGTTGATGGAAAGGTATTTATGGCGAATAAGTCGTTTACTGATGCTGATTTATATAAGCTCGGGACCACTTATCGTCCATTTGCCGATGTGCTTGATAGCAATGATGAATTCACAAGATTGCGGAGAGAAGCTTATTCGGATCAAGATTGGAATAAGTTCTCCGAAATGGAGAAATATCACGCAAGAAAGTGTATCGGTATTTAGCGGCAAATAAATCAATTGCAGTTGTAAACCGATTGTCTTAAATATGTACCTTTCGCTTCAGATTAAAAACTGAATTAGTATGCCTTGTCTTATTGTTCATCCGGCTATTATCAAGTTACACTCCGACCTCAAGAGCGAAACTTTAGCCAGTGTCAAGAATATGGTAGGTATCTGGCAGGAGCGTGAGATGGCTAATGGTAATCCAAATGTCGATCTCGAATCCGTTCCCGATATTGATACGCTTCGTAATCTTTATTCTGAAATCCGTGGTGCTGATAATATGCACATCGCCTTGCCGAAGGTGGATTTTGAACAACTACTTGATGGTAAGGAATTACCGAAATCCCTTGTCGATCTTGGCAACCGTCTCGGAATTAACATTGCAATTAATCGCAGAAGTCACACAATCGACTTGACTACAAGTGGGGCTACCGCTGAAGACTTCAGACTATTCAAGGCGCTTGCCGTAGACTTGGTTTATGCAAGTGATGCCGTTGCTGAAGATGCATTTGGATTATCTGCCAGAGAGCGTCTCCAGGCAATTATGGATTACGAAAAGAAAAACAGGCGTTCTGGGAACAAGAACGTGGACATCATGAACTACGAGTTGCAGCAGGCAAAACGTGTGTTGCGTGATAATTACGGTATCTCTGATGATGGCATAACCGAGGTTTATCGTAAAAAAGCGGCGGAGGAATTCAGTTCTACCGAGCGGATGGAGCGTATTTCTGAAATCGTTGACTGGTTCGATAGAATTCTTTCCAAAGAACACGAGGGTAAGCTGAATGAACTTGCAGAGCGAAGGGCTGAATTAAACAAAGCTATCGAGGAGAAGGATAAGAGTAAATATCTTGAATCTGCCGGTGTTGTCGAAACGCAGGATGCAAAGCAGCGTCTTCTGAATACAGAATTGTCCGACCTTGAACTTTCCGTGAGGGCAACGAAGTTCATTACGGATAATAAAATCAATACAGTCGCTGATGTTGTCCAGTATAACAGGGCGGCATTTGCCAGGGCATATAATCCAAGCAGCGCTGTCCTGAAAGAGATTGTTGGTCTCGTAAACAAACTTGGCCTCCAGTTTGGCATGGATGTCAGCACGACTCCGAGTGTTTCTTGGGAGACGGCGCTTGCATCTTATGAGCGTGAACTCGGCGAGATCCAGGAAAAGCTCGATTCCTACGACAGGATGTCCGCGTTAAGGGAGATAGGCCCGCAGGCTATCTTCGAAGAAATACAGCAGAAGTTTGCAGACCTTGCATCTCTTGCCGATACGAGCGACGCCGGGTTCATTGATGCATTACGCGCTGCCTTCCCCGACACCTCGAAAAATTTCATCAAGAAGAATCTTGCATGGTATCGAGACCAGGTAAAGAAGGTTGTCGATAATTTCCCGGTTCTTCGAGAGGAGGCGTGTCGCGAACTTGAGACATCTGAACATGTTCATATAGATATCCATCTCGACCTTACTGTTGACAGGAAGAACGACCGCAAGAATGACGAGGAGAACAGTGAAGGCGAAGAGGAAGGAGACGTCAGTGGCATTGAAAACCAGTACAAGGAAACCTGGATGTACGAGTATGATACAACAAGTAACTGGGATAAAATGTCTGCGCAGGTCCGCCATATGCTCTACAGGTGTCCGCTTGGAAAACGCAGGACGAGATTCGGAACTGAATATACCGTTCCTGTAATGCAGGTCATAAACACCCTTATCCAGGAGATGCAGGGCGTAACTACCAGCAGGGAGATGGACCTGATGCTGGAATACATGGAGAAGGATTATCCGTGGATATCCTATATTCGCCAGCAAATTTCCCAGGACAGTAAACTGAAGTCCCAGCTATTCCGTTCTATCCGTAGGTATACGCAGCAACTTGGCATCCTGAAAAAGGATGAGGATAATCCGAGGGACTTTTCGAAGAACCGCCTGAATATCATCAATTCCGGGAATACGGTTGACAGTATAATGACTTCTGCAAAGAGGCAGATTGCTTCCGGTATTCCATCAAACAGGGGTATGTCCATATATAACGACAGAGAGCTTGACGAGAGAAACATCGACAAAGCCATCTCTGTCCTTGAGAAATATGTGGAATTCGACAGGTATAATAATCCCGTTTCGAAACTGTTTACAGCTGGTCCTTCCGAAGTCCGGGAACTGCTGAAGGAAAACCCTGATTTGATTAATGACCTGCATGCCGTTCTTACGGCTATGGGGTTTGTCATTACTCCTTCTGATATACGCGTAATTGCAGCCCGCGACGTTCGGCGTGGTGTCATTAGGCAGAACAATAACCTCGGCGTCCTTTGGGCTGAAGCCCATCATGCCCTTGAACTTATGAAGGGTAATGGTTACGAGACAACCGGCGACCTTCTTAATGAATACGAACATCTGTCTTCCGATAACCGGGCAATGTCGAGCTATACGAAGATTGCCAAGGTTCTTACGCTTGCCGACAGGGGCGCAGTTGAAGCAAGTAAGCGGGAAAACGGAAAGGTCCGTTATTCCTATGTCCTTCCGTCCGTTCTTGACGATCTGATCGTCGGGCTTCAGGGAAAGAAATTTTCCGTATCGAAATCCAAGAAAGCCGGTAAACGCGTCAATCTTACCACACGCGAGTATATCGAAAAGAAGTTTGGTAAGGACCCGAGATACTCCTACAAAACAGAAGATGGTAAAATCCATTATAGGAATCATGTTCTCGAGGCGCTTGCGTATGGAGAGTCCGGAATAACCGGAAGTGGTATAAGCTATGTCACTATCCTGAACGTGGATACGGGTAAGCGCGACAAGACGGAACAGAAGGACCTTACACAGACAGACCGTCTGAATATGCTCTGGTCCATGTATCATCAGGACCCCGACAAGGTTGAATATCTTAATGCCCAGGGCACATGGTATCCGATACCGCTTCCATCCGATTCCGGAAGAATGGCATATATACGTTTCACCGACGTTGGTGACGATATCAGAGATGACGCAATAAGGGAACAGATACTGAAGGAGCTCGAGCGCATGACGGACAATTCTTCCGATGCGCATCTTCCTAAAACATTCCGGGACAACAAGAATAGGTTCTGTACGTTTCCTATTCTAAACGATTCCGATATTGTTTCCCATCTTGACCCTTCGCATCTTGACGATTATTCCGTTCAGAAGCTTCTGGAAATGTACGTTACTGGAGAAGTGACGAGTCAGTTTGCGGACCTTGATGATATGCTTGACCATCTTGTTGCTGTTGTCAAGAAATCCATGGTCGAGAAGTTCAAGGAAGAGAATCCGGCTTTTTACGAGATGCGGAAAAACGAGGTAGGCGAGGCCAGGATTAATGGGTTTATCGTTGACCAGAGCGTTTTTCAAATGGGCATCAACGAAATCCTTAATGGTGATGCCGCATATTATTCCGCCTATAATAAGGGTTCAGATAATGAACAGAAGCGGAGTAAACAGTCCATTGTTCCGCTTGACCATCTCGATATCTATAACGAGGATTTTCTCAACTGGTATCGCGAGCGCCATGGTATTGCAGAAGACAAAGAGCTCGAAGAGGATGATATCGTTGAGCACGTCATATACATTGATGATCCGCAGATTCCCTCGCCTTCTTGGGATGACCTGAAGATGCTTTATGACGATGCGCTTGAAAATGGAATCATAGACCAAGAGACACATGACTCGTTCCTTTACGATAAAGACAAGGAAACCGGAGCGCTCGTCCCTAAGAAGATAAAATATACCGATGGTCAGGCGATTCGTTCTTTTGACTCGATGAAGGCAATCATGTATGCCATGGGCGAGATGAAGAAAGGCGATGATCTCGATCGTGCACTTGATCGGATTGCCTCCGGAAAGCAGCAACCCGGAGACAGCTACATTGTGCGTACCGCTCTGAAACCTTTCCTTAGTGGTCTTATCCCCATTGATGAAGGTAGTGACGAAGTGCGTTTGATGCCTGTCCAACATAAATTATCCGAGCAGATAATGACGGCGGCTCTTGTTCAGGCTTCAGCGACGAGACTTGGAAAGTCAAATGCGCTTATCGCTTTTTCTGAATTTATGGACGAAGAGCGCGTTGATGCGATTATCTTCACTTCCGGAGTCAAGGCTGGTCAGAATGGCGCCGTGAACTTCGGCGACATTGATGTTGAGTCGGCTTCCAAAGAAGAGATTATAGATAGGATTCGGGAAGAGATGGAACGGTATCGTGAGGCTACCGGCGGCATGAGCCTTGTCCATCAGATACCTCTCAGTCTCTGGGGCATCGTCGCTCAGAATCCCGATACCGGTTTTGATGACAAAATTCCAATCGGTGTCCAGTTGCAGAAGCTTATCGCGGCAGACCTTCTGGACACATTCCCGGTTCGTGATGCAGACGGAAATATGACTTATGAAAAAGCCCTGTATCCTGTTTATGGAATCGGAGATTTAACTCGTTATGAAATCATCGCATTGTATAATCGATTGATGACAGAGAAAATCCTTCGTGAATACGAGGATGTTACCGGAACGTTCGCCGACAAGAAAAAGCTTTCTGAGAAACTTCAGCAAGCATGTCGCAATTCGTCCCGTAATTCCGTATATCTTGAACGTGCATTTTCTCTTGATGAATATGGAAACTTCGTCATTCCCCTGTGCGACCTTGCCACGCTGAACATGTCTTCCGAGTTCTTGAACAGTATCGTGAAAAATGCCGTATCAAGGGTAACTGCTCCGGGCAAGTCGCTTGTATCAATGTCTGCTTTTGGTGTCGCAAATGACCTGAAGATTGAATTTGAACGTGACGAGAATGGTAGGCCAATCAGATATAAATCTATCGACTGCCTCCTTCCTGCATGGTCAAAACCCATCATTGACAAGTGTACTGACGAAAACGGCATCCTTGATTTTGAAAAAGTTTCCAAGGAGTCTCCGCGTCTTATGTATGCAATAGGCGTCCGTATTCCCACGCAGTTTAAAAACTTCGTTCTTCCGCTAAAGGTCGTTGGATTCCTTCCTCCTATTCTTGGCGACACGATCGTGACTGCTATCGATAGCGTTCTCTTGCAGGACTCTGACTTTGATAATGATAAGGTCCCGACTATCTTCCCGACATTTGAGGTCCAGGAAATGATTGACAACTGGGAGGATAAAGCTTATCAGGATTATAAGGAATACTGCGATAAATGGTATGACTTCGCAGCCATACACGGGGCGTTCAAGAATTTCATGAAGGAAGCCGAAGCCGCTGGTACTGAGCTTGCGGATTATGACTTCAAGAAATTCTATCACGAGGAGAGGGATAAGCCGTATTTCGAAAATAAATATCGCAGGAGCAATGCTCCGGAAGGAAAGCCGATGCCGTTTTATGAATACAAAGAGATAAATAAGCACAGATATCTCCGACCCGGTGGCGCCTTGCTTAAATATGTCGAGTTTGACCCCAGTAAGGATATCCGAAAGCAATCCAATGGTGCTATTGACAATGCGCTCATTAATGTAATGTTCGGCATGCTTACCGGTAGAGCTGTTTCTACCATGTCTCTTGCCGCTGGTGATACGGGCCCGTTCAAGAAAATCAAGAACGAGATTGAGAAATTGACTCCGAAGGGAAGATATGCAGATTATGATGGCCCCGCCGATATCGCATCACGAATTGCCCAGGAAACCAGGAACAATGATGGTAAACAGATGATTTCCGTCTTTGCGAACGCAGAGGCAATGCAGGCAATACTTCAGCATACGGATGTTGGATTAGTTCCCGGGACTGGGGCGATTATAAATGGGCGCCAGCTGGAAAGCCTTCACGATGTTACGGTTGAACTTTCTGAATTGGCTGCTGCGAATGCTGATATCGCCAAGAACCCCAAGAGTGCGCTGCAATATATTTCGCGTTATATAGGTACATCCGTTGGTGCTGCCGCTGATAACTCGAAAGATCCTATGCTTGCGGTGATGAATATCAATCTCCGCACTGCCCCTGTTGTCTCGCTGATGCTTCAGCTTGGCTATACGATGGAAGAAGTCGCGCTATTCCTGAACATTCCTTCCATTCGTCACTATACTGATACCGGTGATTTCGGTGATTATTACGAAAAGAGAGAGCAGATTGAACTTCTTCAGGAACTTCCTGGTGGTCTTGAGCAAATGAAGGCCGCGATAATGGCTGGTGATAAGTTCAACGACATGACTCCTGAACTTCAGGAATATTGCCAGACCGCTCTTGGCGTTTTCCTTTATCTCGAAGAAATTGGTGAAAAGCTTCGTATGCTTTCCTCGCTTGCCCGTGGCGATTCTGGCGGAACGAGACCACATGGACCAATCGAAAATAATCTTGTCCGTCTTCTTAACTACGAGTTATTCGAGGAGTCGGAAAACAACGATCCTACTTTCGAAAACTGGAGACAGGTCGTTCAGTATAGCTATGAACAAGACGCTTCGCTGGATGAGGTCCTTGGCGCGAAGAACCCTCTCGCCCAGGCGTATATAACTTATGGCGTTGTCGGCGCATTCCGTGAACTTGAACAGTATTATCCGGGAATTGGCGATCCGAATTTCAGAAAGCAACTCAAGGATATTATCAAGAAATACTATGGTGGCAGGGCAACCGTCACGAACGTTAAGAATGTCCTGTTCGCGCTGTATAATTATATCGAGTCTTCTTATGACTGTATGTGCAAGGACGGAATGTCCTTTGAGGAATCCCGTAATTACTATCTGAATATCTTCCCGGAAGAAGCGGCGGAGATTGTATCAAATTACGAGAGTATTTCCAATTCTCTTCTGTTCCGCAGGTTGAGGCTTTACTCTGCGCTTGAGTCGGATGAGGACCCGTTTATCTCGCTTGATTATGATGGGACAATGCTTCCCGAAGTTCGAGACGAAATATCTGCTGTGTGGCAGCAGTTGTTCTATGCGAAAGACGAGAATGGAAATCCTAACATGGAGCTTCGCGAACTGGCCCTCGACCTGTTTAAGTATTGCTATTTCCGTAATGGGTTCAGATTCGGAAATGGAACGTTTGCCCATCTCGCCCCCGCTGAAGCGCGTCTTCTTTTCTCTGGTTATGCCGAGATGCTGGACGATATGCAAGCGAATCCGAGGGTTATCGATAGCTCAAGATTTGAGCAGCAATTCGTTCGCAATAATCTTTATGACTATCATTTTTGCGAGACCGTTCCGCCTGCTAATCGCAGGCCCGACAACTGGATTGTTAATGGTGTCGCAGCCGACAGCCTGAAGATAAAGCATTATAGCAAAATGGATGAAGCCCATCAGGATGCCATGCAGTGGTATTTCCCTGATCCCGAATCCGATGCTCCGAGAAACGCTTTCTTGATTACGAACAAAACCAAGGATGGTATTGAATATTACTATTATATAAAGGTAGCCGAAGATGATGTCAACGGCGTGTCTACTTACGCAAGGACCACTCCGCTTGGTTGGAAAGATAAGTCTGTTGAATACTCCGCAAAAGAAAGCGGGCTGTCTATGCTTAGCGCTTTTGACCAGGATATGGTGGCAGCCGCCATTCGCGGCAAGAAGGGAAAGAAGAAATCAAATCAGGAGAAAAAGAATTATGATGAGGCTCGCAGGAAGTCTTCAACTTCCGGTAATTCTTCCGAAGAGCCAAACGAAGCACCTGATGATACCGAGACTTACAAGGGTTTCAAGACGTATTTCTTTACTGACGCAGGATACAAGGAAGCATTAAGCGAATATCCGTCCATTGCCAAGAGCAAGAAGTTTAAGGATGCCCGAGCTTCTTGGCTTAAATCAAACAAGTCTTCTGGGAAGTCGAAGGAAACTGCCAAGTCTAAGCAGCAGGTAGAGAAGGAGAAGAAAGGTGGAAATAAGTCCAAAGACAAATTCAAGATTTTAGACTCTGTATCCCAAAATGGAACCATTGCGGCTGAAGAAGCTGCATGCGCTCAGGAGTTTGGAACTTACACGATCTGTATAACGGATAATGAGTCTGGCCAACTTGGTAAAATGGTGAAACAGGTTGCCCCCGAGACAAGGTTGGCTTCCGTTCGTTATGATCCTACCAACGCTTATGATATTGCAAACGAAATTGCAAGGAAGCTTAGCCGTCGCACCAATAAGTCAATTGTTCTGAACCTTACTGGTTCCAGAATGAATACACTGTCCAAGTATACGACACAGGATGACCTTGATGGTTATGTGCTTCGTGTATATAAAGCCCTGAAAGACAGAGGTATCTTTGTTTCGAAAGTCGTATCGACGGCTCAGCCCGGCGTTGCGCTTGCATCCGCAAGAGCCGCAATTAAACTTGGCTATTCGCTCGAGATTCATCCTACTTCCGACTATAAGGTTCAGGGTGATAAAGGTAAGGCCGTCTCCGATAAGGATGCATTCCTTTCCAACCTTGACTCCACAAAGGCAAAGAAGGATGGTCGCATCTACGACAAGGAAGATGGTCCGTTCCTTACCGCAATGAATCCCTGGACACGCTCTATTGCAGCGAAAGACAAGAAGACGATTTATCTCTTCCCTGATAATCCAGAAAGAAAATCCGGAATGAACAGGGTTGCATTCGCCACGAAATATGCCAAGAAATATGGCGGACTTCGTTTCCTTTCATATCCTGATTCCGGTCCCGATTCTATTCGTGGTCTCGTGAATGCATTCCCTATTTCTACCGTCGGAATGAATGGTATGACTGTCGCCCAGTTCAGGAAAGTTATCAACGATGAGATCAATGATATTATCAAGGCGCTCGAGAGTGGCGAATACAAGCGCGTTGTCCTTCCTTCCGAAGGCATTTTTGGTGATATTACTGAAAGCGATAATCCGAAACTGTATAAGGAGCTCGTCAAGCAGATTGAAAATCTTCGAGAAATGGTCGAAAAGATTGCCGATACCGATGTTAATGAAGAAGGTGATAATGAAGGCGAACGCGACGGTGATTTCCTTGTCGATACAAATGATATACTTGGCGGTAATCCCGATGAAATCCGTCCGCTGAAAATAGTTAATGGAACTATTGTCAGAAGTAATATCCATGTCATTGATGTTCCTGTGCTTTCATCCAAGTATGGAATAGATATCTATAATTCCGACGGAGACAAGGTTACTGAAGAAAGATTCTTCGTTGTTATACCGTTCGATGCCAATAGCCCCAGCGTCGATGCGTGGCCAAAGGCGAAACTATATACGAAGGACGGCGTAAGGATTACCGAAAATCTTTCGTTTACCCTGAAGGGCGAAAGTCAACATCACGATTTGCTTAAGGCGAAAACTCCAAACGGGAAGCAAGCCCTCGCCGTTGCAAGTGGTCTTAATCTGGAAGTTAACATTACCAGCAAAGTGCCATATAATATGAATGGCCTTATCACTTGGCTTGATGATAATAACCAACCTATCTGTAAATAATCTATGGGTGCCTACTGTACAATCTATCCGCAAGTAAGATCGAGGAAGACCGGCGAACTCGTGAATAGTCAGTTGTTCGCTGACCTCAAAAAGGCTGTCGGTTATAAGAATGCTCGCGAAATCTATCTTCGCGTAAGAAGCGCAGACTTTATTGATGAGCATGAAGAAGAGCTTTCTCGTGACGAGAACGGCGAATATACGTTTCGTTCATTGAAGTCTATTCCAGAACTTGCTCCGCTTCTTGGCGTAAGAGTTCGTCGCTCTTTTGCTTCTAAAGAAATTGATGCATATCAACCGGTTCCCGCTACGAGAGAAAATGTTCTTGATGCTGAGAAACGCGCCATGAAATATAATTCCTCTCTTCACGACGAGTTTGTTGCGTTGACCGAATTATATGAGGATAATGAAGGTAATGATATCGTTCAGGTTAAACTCGTTGAAAATAACCCGGAGAACCGGGAGAAAGCTTCGCGCATTTCCAGGAAACAGATTCTTGTCTCTCGTCTTGATAATGCCATGAAGCGCATCGGCATCAAAGAAGATGTCATCGATATCATAATGGATAAGATGGCGGAGAACGGAATTGACGAATATGATGCAGCTGTCTATATCGCAGAGAATCTTCAAGCATTGGTACGTAAGGCTAATGGAAGGACTGGCCTTGTCTATATGCCGGAAGAAATGTCCATCATAACGTTTGCCACTATACTTGATACGCCACTGATGAATCGGCTTCGCAGCGCCTTGTCTAAAAGAGGTATGGCGGAAAGCATCCTTGGCGAAGAGGGATACATGAGCCTGCCTGATGATTTTCGTGATGACGAAGCGTCTGTCATTGAAGCTGCAATTGGTAAGCTTATTGCGGATTATGTTCTCGACGATTCTGGCTCGAGCCCCGAGATTGCTAGTATTTCCGGACTTGTATCCAGAATCAGGGACCAGTTTAATGAGATTATCTCCAAGATCGGAGAAGATGAGATTTCTTCTTATATCAGGGATGCGAAGCGCTCTCCGATAACAAGTCAACTCGAAGACGAAATGACCGGAGAAACCACTATTGAGTTCAATCAGGAAACCGATACGCCAGAATTCAATAATCTTCGCGGTCGCATTGCCAAACAGCAGGATCTTCTTCACGATATCATTGAAACGAATGTTCGTCGGTTTAAGATTCTATCTGCTCGCGATACTGATTATGATAAGACTTTCGATAAAAGCCTTACATCTTCGCTTTATGCCAGATTCCAGGATGAAGAATATGAACTTGGTATCTATGACTTTGTAGACGCTACACTTACGCAGCTCGAAAAAGCCGAATCGGTTATTATGGAACTTCGCGATAATGGAAACCTTCCTCTCGAACAACGGGCAAAATCGCTGAAGAATATCAAAGACTTCATTGAATCTTATCGCATATCAATCGACGCTATTGCAAGAGCGGAATTCGCCGGCGTTATCAAGCCGAACCAAGAGCGTAAGGATATTCTGAATCAGGCGACATATATGATTGGAAGCTTGACAGCTGCTTATGAGCAACTGAAGAATCCTATTCTGGTTTCTTTTGTAAAACGGTTTGTCGGTGAAGGTTTAGAAATTCCTTTTGGAACTTGGAACGGTAAGAAAAAAGGTGACATTATTACTGCGGAAGAGCTTCTTGAACAAGCAGAAAAGGATATCACGGTATTCGATAGATGGCTTGATTCTATGGCTGAGTCTGGCGACATGATGCTTCGTATGCTTGACGCAACGGCAAAAAAGGCAAGAAGTGCCGCACGGCTCGAGACCATTGAATACAAGAAACGTCTTGATGCCGCTTATTTGAAATTAAAGCGAAGCGGAATAACCGACACTTCCTTTATGTTTGCCAGGGACCCGAATGGGCATAAGACAGGAAAGTACATATCCACAGACCAGGCAGAACGCCTTGATATAGCTCGTAAGAACTATTACAAGGAAGTCATGTCCATCAAGCGCGAACTTGATGCCAAACTCCCAAAGGGTTCAACAACCGAGTTGAATATTGTCCGCGTCAGAAAGGATTTCATTGAACGTTTGAAGGGTCAGGATTCCATCAATGGTGTCATTCGTGAGACCAAAGAGGCTCTTCGTGATAAGGTAAAACGTCGCAGTGATAACCCGGAAACTGATGGTCGTGGAGAAATTGAGGGTCAGGATGAAGGTGTCAAGAAGACCGTCCTAATGGACTTTACCGGTAAACAGGTCGAGATTCTTCCTATCATGTTCGTTAATTCGAAAGACGGAGAAAGTCTTGACGATATCTCCGAGGATGTTACTTCGTCCATGCTGATGTATGCTAATATGTCCTGCAATTTCAGCGCAATGAACAATGTCGTTGGTCTTCTCGAACTTGTGCGTGAAAAAATAAATGAACGCCCCGTTCTCCAAAGAGCCGGAACAAAACCGCTTGTCAATGTTCTTCAGGCTTTTGGCATTACCGTCGAGACGGATCTGACCAAATCCGGAGAGGCTACCAACATCGTAAGAAGAATGAATGATTGGTTCAGCTCCCAGGTTTATTCCAGATACATGAAGGACGAAGGAGAAATACTTGGAATGGATGTTGGAATGCTTGCAAATCTATCAAACGAAGTAACAGCGCTCAATCAGTTTGCGCTGAATATACTTTCCGGTATAAGCAACGTAATGACGGCATCGGCAATGAATCGAATAGAGTCTATCGCGGGTCAGTTTTTCTCCGTAAAGAACCTCGCGAAAGCAGATTCTATTTTCTGGTCTGCACTCCCTGATTTCCTTGGCGATGTCGGACAGCCCGTTAAGCATTCAAAGCTTGCGCTGTTCATGGAGAAATTCAATACCATGCAGGATTTTGAAAGTGATGTTCGTAGCCAGGAGTATGCCAAGTCGAGATTTGCAAGATTACTCAATTCGAATTCGTTATATGTCATTAATAACGCTGGCGAACTTTGGATTCAAAATCGTGCTGTTCTTGCTCTTAGCGAAGCGTATGGTTTAAGAGACAAGGATAATAATCCAATCAGTCTCTGGGATTCACAGGAAGTTGTTACGGATAAGAATGGGGTAAGCAGACTTGTGACAAAGCCCGGTATTAAAAAAGCCGACGGAACCGCCTTTGACGATAATGTTGATGTTATGAAATTCACAAACAAAGCTAAATCCATCAACCAGCGAATGAACGGTATTTACAATTATGAAGACCGTTGCGCTGCACAGGCTTATGCGTGGGGTAGAATTGGTTTGATGTTCCGAAAGTGGATCAAGCCGTCGCTTAATAGAAGATACAGTTCTCTGAATTATAACTTCGATGTTGAAGAATGGGAGGAGGGGTTCTATACAACTGCCGGTAGATTCTTTTCACAACTGGTCAAAGACCTTAGGCGTGGACAGTTTGATATTGTTACCAGCTATAAGAATCTTGATCCCAGGGAGCAAGCGAACCTAATGCGTTTCGCAGTTGAAGTTGGACAGTTTGTAAGTGTCTGCGCTGCATTCGCAATCTTAAAAGACGTGAAGAAAAAAGCGGATGACGATGATGATAATCTTGCGAAGTCCTGGTGGTTCAATCAGCTTCTTTATCAGACTCGTCGCCTTGAATCCGAAATCGGATCTCAGATGATAATCAATCCGCAAATGATTCAAGAGGCGTTCAATATCCTCAAATCTCCTGCTGCATGCGTCAATACTTGGGAAGGAGTGACGAATATGGCGCAGTTGATGATACCTTCGAATTATACGAAGATTCTTCAAACCGGACGATATAAAGGGCATAGCAAGGCGTATAAGTTGTTCTGGGATTCTCCACTTATTCCAATGCATCGAACGATTTATCGTGGTCTTCATCCGCAGAATAGCCTGCAATTTTATGACCTGTAAGTGAAACGCTTATATCCGTCAAAAGACACATTCCATTCGCTATCTTTATTACGAATGAATTGTTCATAATTGGTGTTTAGAGTTTGTTGAAAGGGAGACGCAGTGATGCATCTCCCCTTTGTTATACTTCTATCGTCACCGTTCCAAATTCGAATTCAATCTTGAGCGACACACCGTGAAAATGTCTTTCTGCGAATTGCAGAATGATGGGTTCCAACTTATCTCTCAATTCATCGAACTCATCAATTCCAATCAATGTATTATCCATTATATCCATTCCTCCTTACTTGTTTCAATCTCAGCCTGATGGAATGCTTCATTGTTCTGGTCATCATTGAATGTCATCGTACCATCATCGTTCAGCGTAGCTTCAGGCAATACATATCCGTTTTCCGCGGCCCATCTGATAAACCCGTCAATTGCCTTTCTCATCTCGTTGATGTTGAGGTCGGCGGTACTGCGAGTAATCTTGATAAACTCATTTGTTATCGGATCCTTCGTGCAGGTGATAAAGATATTCGGATTTGCCAGTTCCTTGAAGTAAACCTGCTTGGCGTACTCCTCAGAAACTCCGACATCCTGTGCAAGTATCCTACATAATACATGGATATATCTGTTCTGATTCAGAGTTCTGTTGGACTCATCAATCAGACAGACATTGTTCCGCTGATTCTTCAGGAGAGCATTGCATCGATTGATGAAACGTTTCCTGTTCTCTTTGTTTGTCAGATCGTAGTTCATTTCTCGTATTCCAAGATGTTCTCCAACAATTTCACAGGAATGTAGTGCGTTGCTGTTCCCATCCAGCGGTTACCGAATCCAGTTCTAGGATAATTGCGATGAGTCACATCGATCATCAGAATCTGTTCATCATATTGCTTACCGGGAACAATCTTCTTCCAAATCAAGTCGTTCATTTTATTGTAATGTAAAAAATTTTCCACCAGCAAAATTGAAATGCACCATATCAAATGTGCATCGAGAAATATCTTGAGGGAAAGGAATCGAATGCGATATGATTTTGTGCGGTCTGTCTAAATCCCACCAAAACATCTTTTTGAATCCCTGTTTTGCTTTCCCTTCTGTTTCGTAAGTGCATCCCGGATGGTACCACCAGCTACCATCGTTATGCTGTTCTAAAAACGAGTACATTTTGCAGAATGTTTTGCAGAATGATTTTTGCGGTTTCGTATTTATGTGACTGTCATGTGATTAAGCGGAGAACTCCACTGCTTTGCAAGCAGGGGGTCGCCGGTTCGAATCCGACTATCTCCACAACGTAAAGTCTTGACAGTCAAGTAATGAAACAAACTTGTTACTTGAATTGTCGAGACTTTTTCTTTTGTACATCTGTTCCAGGCTCATGTGACGCTATGCAGAATTGTTTGCAGACAAATTTATATATTTGCGGAAAGTATTCCAATATGGCCACGACAAGATTTTACCTGGATCTTCGCGGGAGGGCGAAGGACGGGAAAGGGAGCATCGTCATCACTATATACCACAACCGTACTACGGCAACGATACCTACTGGAATTCGTGTAGCCCCGAACGAATGGGACGGAAGTCACGTCATTCGTGTCGTGGGTTGTGACGCGATCAACGCCAAGCTTACTGAGAAGATTTCTTCCATTAACAGATCTATTGCATATCTATCAATAGATTCCAATAGATTCGATTCAATGACGGCGCCACAGGTCAAACAAGCGATAACGGAAAAGAAAGTCGTTAAGCCAGTTCATCTCGTTTCAGATTTGTTTTCGGAATATCTTGCGACCGATATCAAGGAAGGGACGAAGGAAATTTATCGTGCCACTCTCTCGAAAGTGCTTGCGTTCGGAGGTAAGACATTGAAGATGGAAGACATAAACCTTAAATGGTTGCATCAGTTTGAAAAGTTTCTATCAAAGACTCAGGGGGTGAATGGTCGGGCAATCTATCTCCGGAGTCTCCGGGCTGTGTGCAACTACGCACTGCACACCAACGTGATCTCCTCCTATCCGTTCCAGAACTTCTCCATCAGGCAGGAACCGACAAGGAAACGGAGCGTATCGGTGGAACTCTTCAGAAAGTTCCTCGACTATCCGACATCCGAAAGGAACGCGATGTTCCGCGATTACTTCCTCCTCATGTTCTATCTCATCGGAATCAACTCCAAGGACCTGCTACTTGGCCTTGAGAAACAAATAATAAACGGCAGGTTCGAGTATATCCGCGAGAAGACGCACAAGAAGTATTCGATCAGGATCGAACCGGAAGCCGAGGAACTCCTGAAAAGATACAAGGGCAGGAACTATCTCCTCAGGGCGATGGATGGATGCAAACACTATAAAAGTTTCGCCCACGAAATGAACGACCACCTGAAGATGATAGGCGAGGAAGTGGTGGAGATGGTCCCGGACCCCGAGGACCTGTTCGGTACACCACGACTAATAAAAACCGTCAAGCCCGTCATTCCGGGAATCTCCACATACTACGCACGCCATTGCTGGGCCACCTTCGCCTATGAAGCGGGTGTCCCGTTGGATGTCATCTCACAGGCGCTCGGGCATTCTTCGGGAAATAGGACTACCCTCATATATGTCAAATTCAATCAGCAAGCTGTCGACGATGCTAATCGAAGAGTTATCAATTATGTTAATGGCAATTAATACATTACGAACATTATTCAATTCTCTTTACAAGAATGAAATTTAGTTTTGTCCTTGGTGTCATCATTCGTCGGACCTTGAATTTGGCCCCAAAATCCTTTTTTAGTCCATGAGCCATTGATCTTACCATCGCCCATTGCTCATACGGAACAACGAGTTTCGTGTTCATATCCATATTTCTCATTATGGAGTACAATGATCCTTCGGTACTTTCAGTTGGTCTCATGTTCAGTATTTTTATTTAATTCTTGTTCGAATAATTTGAACCACCTAACTTCTCTTTCGTACATCAGCGGAAGAGTAAAGAAGTCTGCCTTTTTCTTGAAATAGAATATAATCGTTGAATGATCATAACCCATTGCCTTTGCAATATTGGTCAATGTGTATCCTTCTTCTTTCAACCTGCTTGCAATCATACATCGGAGAACAGTCAGTTCAAATGTTCGCTCCTTTCGGTTTTTTTCACCGACAATACTTTCAGCGATTGGAAGGATTTCTTTGTACCTATCCTTACAAGCCGGCAGTGTTTTATTCTGCTTGTTCAACCTTGTGATCACTTTGGAATAATATTCTTCCTCATCGCAAAAGTCATCACTACATAGTTGAAAAAGAATTTCATCAATCTCCTTGATGTCTTGCCAAGACAATCTCTCAATCAAATCAGCCTTCATTGTACCGTTTCAATTCTTCTGGAGTAATAAAATCCCACCCAAAATATTTTTGAATATTTGCAATCTGCTCATTGGTAGGCACATAACATACTTGGACACAAGCATAAAAACTATCTCTTGGTCCGAATGTAATGAATCCCTTCGGTTCATCAACCGCCGTAATAGTAGTTATTGATGTCGAATCTTTCACAATTTCCAATCTTATAATTGTACGCTGGTTCCATTTCGTCTGCCTCGTCATCCTCGTTGTTGAGCCATTCCTGATGTCTCCGGCAGGTCATTCGCAAGGGACAAGCCTCGCCGGAGCAGAGAAGGTAGTTAGTCTTTGCCATCTTGTATCAATTCATAAGTTATCCTAACCTTTTCTCCTTCCTTTGCCTCAAAGGGAAGGGTGTAGCACGCCAATTCACTTTCAACATAAATGTACTTTTCATCTCCTTTGGATACAACTTCTCCTTCAAATATTTTTTTCATTTCTTTGCCTCCTTCTCGTTCAAATAGCGGATTATCTCGTTGATTTTCTTCATCAGTTCCAGATTGGTCGGAACACTCTTGCCATAAACATTCCCGCACTGGTCTTTGATGTCGTAGGTTTCTATTTCTTCAATCATTTCTTTGCCTCCGTGATTCGTTTAATCAGTTCCTCCAATTCTGCCCGTAGTGCGGGTTTCGGTTGTGCGTCGCCGATGATTTCGGAGAGGCGAGATTCGACGATGGAAAGGATGTCTTTCTCGGCTTGTTTGTAGCCACGCTCGTATGCAATTCGGTAGTTTGCTCGGCGGTAGTTTAATTCCCTATCTTCGTCTCGCGGATAGGCTTCCAGGGCCATTTCTTCTGCTCTTGTCATCTTTCTTGGCTCGGCTATCTCTCGGAGTCTATCAAGATTAAATTTGCTCATTTCTCTCCCTCCTTGAGTTGCTTGATGAGTTCGTCGGCAAATAAAATTGCATTCTTGCATAAACCTTCAGCGGTGAACTCTCCGTATGTGACTCTTGGGTGTGCCATCATTCCAGCAAGTATATCCTTCGCTGCCTCTCTGCGGAATGCACCCCAATCTTTATTTAAGTCATGTACTGCTTGTGCATAACCTAAAAGATATGGTCCCGCTGGCATATCCGATGGAATTTTAGACAGGATGTCATTTTCATTTTCCATATTCAGTCCTCCTTTACGATGATAATGCGAACCTTGTCGCCTACCCCAATACCTTTTGGTTTAAGTGCGGCTATTCCTATACGGATAAAAGGAATATTATACGACGCCCCGTGAGAATCCAAATCGTCTTGAACAACGTAATGAATCGCCTCCTTCATCATCTGCTCTTTGCATAGACTGTAGCCCCACTCCACCGACTTTTCCTTTTCTGCATCAAAGTCCTCCTCGGACAAGATTACATTTCCATCCTTCATCATCTGCTCCTTCTGCCATTTCGCTCCGGCGATAAAGGCATCTACAATATGATTTGCAAAGTACACATCCTCATCTGCTCCACAATAATGAATCGTTGTATCAACAGGTACACCTTCTTGGTATTTTCTAACGGCTTCTTCAAGGTCATTCGGGACGTGCTTTTCCGATTCTTTGGTTTCTTTTTCTTCGTGCATATTAAAGTCAACGCAGTCCTTGGAAAATCTTTTAGGGTGATGGCACATCGGGATTCCCAATCGTTCATCTTCGTATCCGTATTTGCAAGTAGTACAATCTTTCATATTTCTTATTTCTTTAAGTGTTCCGCACCCCATTGGGCGAAGTGGCGGGCGTACATCATAAACTCACTTTTAGGGAGTACACCTTCAACAGATGGTTGATTAGATGGGGACAACCAATCTTTCCAACATTTCTCTATTTCTCCCCTCAACTCCTCGCAGACGGGTTCTTCAACTGGAATCACATCATCAAGCGACTTGCCGACATAGGACTTCTTGAACCATTCGGATTCTGCTATGTCCTTGTAGAGTTGGTTATAGTCCTTCTTGGGTTCTTCAAGGGTGTCGAGGAAGGAAAGGAGTTCTTCACAAACCTCACCTTTTCCAACAAAGTAATGTGTTCTATACTTCGGTTGGTCTGGAGTTACGGAGTTGCGATAATCCTTCCATCGCCGTTCAATCTCGGCCTTTATCTTGGCCAAAAGTTCTGCGTTTGTCATATCAAAATCAAATAAAAGGGCGCGTCCCTTGTTAGTGCACTCCTGGGCAATTACGCCGTGGTCTGTCTGCTTTCAACTGGATTAAGGTTTTGAGGTTTCCCGGTCGTACTCCCTCCAGCGAGTCAGCATCAGGGGCTCACT